CAACGACGGCGGCTTCAACTGTGGTAAACCTTCTGGTTGGATTGAAGACTTCGCTGCGTTGCCTGACACGATGAAGGATCTTATTCGCTCTATCAAACGAGCGCGTGTTCTGCTTGGTACAGTAGAGCTTGTAGATCCTGTGGATGAAGATGGTAACAGCGTAACACTTACGCCTAGCCCATTCATCTGGGAGATTGAGAATCGTGACGCCTTCAAAACAGTTGGCGGCATCTTTACTCAACTCACAAAAATGCGGCGTCTACCACCGCAGCACACCTTCACTGCTACCACAGAGAAGCGTGAGTTACCTAATGGTAATTGCTTCTACCTGCCTAACGTGCAGTTAGATGCTGCAAACACTATCGACATTGCAGATAGTGACTCACAGGAAACGTTGGCTAACTTCCTAGCTTGGATTTCAAACTACAACGAGTACATCTTAGGTGCTTGGGATGAGAACAAGCATAAGAATGATGACGTTGACGAAGAGCTTGTTGACTCTTTCGTTGACATCGACGCTGACGAGTTCGTGTAATGAACCATCCTGCTGAACTGTCTATTCATTCTTACTTAGTCAATGCAACTAAGGGTGAGTCCTCTATGTCTGAGGATACCATCCAACAAGTAGGAGCAGAGGTTATGGAAGCAATGCGTAAACAGTTTGGTGGGGGCAATAGGCGTGACAAGTTTCGCTTACGTATGTCTAACATAGGTAGGCCAACTTGTCAGCTTTGGTTTGAAAAGAACAAGCCAGAGACTGCGTTGCCCAAGCCAACCACATTTGTAATGAACATGTTACTGGGAGACATAGTTGAAGCTGCTTTCAAGGGCATCCTAAAAGAAGCAGGCGTAGCGTATCGTGATGCAGAACACGTAACACTTGACTTAGACAAGACAAAAGTAAATGGTACGTATGATCTAATTATAGACGGTGCCGTAGACGACGTTAAGTCTGCCTCTGATTGGAGTTACAGAAATAAGTTTGAGTCTTTTGATACACTAAAGAATAGTGATCCATTTGGATATGTAGGTCAGTTAGCTGGGTATGCTAAGGCATCTGACAGTAAAGCTGGTGGCTGGTGGGTAGTCAATAAAGCCAATGGAAATATTAAATATGTTCCTGCGGATACCCTTGACATGGAAGAAGAAATCACTATATTGAATAAGACAGTTGATACTGTCGAGAGTAATGAGTTTAAACGTTGCTTCAGCCCTGTACCTGAAACATTCAGGGGGAAGGCAACGGGTAATACTATTCTCAATGATAGCTGTAAGTTTTGTGACTACAGGTTCAGTTGCTTTGAAGGGCTGAAAGAAACTGAATCACGAGTATCACAAGCGAAGAACAAACCTACAGTTGCGTACATAGATTAAAGGAGAACTATATGTTAGGTGATGAAGAAATAAAAGAAATGCATGAACAAATTCATGCTATGGAAAAGGATCTTGCGGAACGTAAGAAGGAACTGCATGATGCTAAGTATGCAGGACTTCGTTCAGCTATGGAAGCACGTAAGGCTGCAGAAGATGCGGTGCGACAGGAACTAAGATCACTGGGTGTATCTACTGTAAGTAGTTTGCCTAGTCCTTGGAATGGGTTGTGGCGTATCTAAATGCGGGGAAAGCAATACTCTGCTGCCCTGAAACATGGGTATAGGAGTGGTCTTGAGGTAAGAAACAAAGACTATCTTAATGAACTTGGACATCCATTCAAGTACGAAGCCATTAAGATAGAGTGGGAAGACCTCATGTACCGCACCTATACTCCTGACTTTATTTTGAAGAATGGTATTATCATTGAAACTAAAGGCAGGTTTACAGCAGACGATAGGCGCAAACATTTAATGATACAAAAGCAACATCCCAAGTTGGATATACGTTTTGTATTTACCAGTAGCAGAGCTAAACTAAGTAAGGGTGCTAAGACTACATATGGACAGTGGTGTGAAAAGAATAAATTCATGTACCATGATAGAATCATTCCAGAGGAATGGCTGCATGAGAAGGGTAAGGACAAACATCCCCCTTTGATACAGTTCCCTCTAAAGAAAATAAAAAGGAGTTAGAATGAGTAGTGAAAAAATATTTATGGACTTTGACCAGAACGATTACATCATACGACTAAGCCCCTTCTTAAATAAAAAGGGAGATTGGACAGGGGAAATAATGGTAGGCACTTGCACTACAGATGATAATGTGTTATCAGACTTTGACAATGCTCAACTAATGAAACTAGCACATATGATGTGTGCCTCACTACCCGTAATGGAAGAGGATGCAGCAGTTCGCAGGTTGCTGGAGAATGAGGTAGAAAAAACTATAGATGACGCACTAGAAGAAGAAGAGGAAGTTAAGCCAGCCATTGAGGTTGCAGGGGTATCAGACAATGTAATATCTGTACTATTTAATAGCAAAGGAGACAAAGATGGTTGACGTAGTAAACAAGCCGCCGCATTACAATACATCTAACATAGAATGCATTGATGCTATGGCAGCTATGGTAGAGGATGCTGATGTAACAGCACACGAAGCATATTGTTGGCAGAACAGCTTCAAGTATCTGTGGCGTTGGAACTACAAGAATGGAATAGAGGATCTACAAAAAGCTAAGTGGTACATAGAACGTTTGATTGAGGAAGTGGACAGTAGGAAATGATAATCAAAACATTTCTTACACTTGAGCTTGATGAGGATGACTATCCTGTACCATCTGACGGGAATATTGAAGAGGAAATTAGGGCATTGATTCTTGAATACATATATGATATTGATGGCCTAGACGTAAAACATTTGAAACTATTTATGGAGTAATGATAATATGAACAACTATTTACCAACTGACTACCAATCGTTCATCCACAAATCTCGCTATGCTAGATGGATGCAAGGCGTAGGAAGGCGTGAGACATGGGATGAGACTGTGGGAAGATACATCGACAACGTAGTGAAGCGGGTACTGCCCGACAGATTACATTACCTTGCATTGGAGTGTGAGCAAGCTATCTTAGGCTTAGAGGTTGCACCTTCCATGCGAGCTATGATGACTGCAGGCCCAGCCCTCGACAGAGATAACACCGCTGGGTATAACTGTAGCTACCTACCCGTAGATGACCCTAAGTCCTTCGATGAGGCTATGTATATCTTGCTCTGTGGTACTGGTGTTGGGTTCAGTGTCGAGCGTCAATATGTTACTAAACTCCCTGAGATCCCTGAGTTGTTCTACAGTGATACAACTGTCGTTGTCAAAGACAGTAAGGAAGGTTGGGCTAAAGCGTTCCGTCAAGTTCTTGCTCTCCTCTGGGCTGGTGAGATCCCTAAGTGGGATGTCTCTCGTGTTCGTCCTGCAGGTGCTAGACTAAAGGTGTTTGGCGGTAGGGCTAGTGGCCCAGCACCCTTGATTGATCTGTTTAACTTCGCTATCACAACATTTAAGAATGCACAAGGACGTAAGCTTACAAGTATCGAGTGCCATGATCTTATGTGTTTCATTGGTCAGATCGTTGTTGTTGGTGGTGTGCGTAGGTCAGCTATGATTAGTTTGTCTAACTTGTCTGATGATCGTATGCGTCATGCTAAGTCAGGACAGTGGTGGGAGACTGCAGCTTGGAGAGCGTTGGCTAATAACTCAGTTAGTTATACAGAGAAGCCTGACATGGAAACGTTTATGCGTGAGTGGACAGCACTGGTAGAAAGTAAATCAGGAGAGCGTGGTGTATTTAACAGACAAGCTAGTAAGGATCAAGCGAAGAAGTATGGCAGACGTAACCCTGACTACGAGTTTGGAACTAATCCCTGTTCAGAAATCATACTACGTCCGTATCAGTTTTGCAACCTTACTGAAGTTGTTATCAGGGCAACAGATACAATGGCAGACTTGGAACGAAAGGTAAGGATCGCAACTGCATTAGGTACAATACAATCTTCTTTAACTAACTTCCCTTATCTACGTAAGGTCTGGAAGAACAACACAGAGGAAGAGCGTTTGCTTGGAGTATCCTTGACAGGTATCATGGATAACCCTCTTACTACATCAGAAAACCAAGGATTGGAGAAGACCCTTGCACATCTTCGTGGAGTTGCTGTCAATACTAACGCTGAACTTGCTGACACTCTTGATATACCTCATAGCACTGCAATCACGTGCGTTAAACCATCAGGAACAGTATCGCAACTGGTGGATTCAGCCTCTGGGATTCATGCTCGCCATAGTGCCTATTATATCCGTACTGTTCGTGGTGATAACAAAGATCCATTGACACAGTTTATGAAAGATCAAGGCATCCCTAATGAGCCATGCGTTATGAAGGGAGACACAACTACTGTGTTTAGTTTCCCTGTCAAGTCACCTAGCAAGTCAATCACTCGTAACGATATGACAGCTATTGAGCAGTTACAAACTTGGCTGTTGTACCAACGACATTGGTGCGAACATAAGCCAAGTGTGACGATCTCAGTTCGTGACGATGAATGGATGGAAGTGGGTGCGTTTGTATATAAACACTTTGACGAAATGTCAGGTGTGTCTTTCTTGCCACACTCAGATCACACATATCAACAGGCACCCTATCAAGACGTAGACAAGGACACATATAATGTGCTACTAAAGTCTATGCCTAAGAAGATTGATTGGGCTGGGCTGTCTGAGTACGAGAAAGACGATAACACCGCTGCAATGCAAACTATGGCTTGTACTGGTGATGCATGTGAAATAGTAGACATAACATAAAAGGAGATATACTATGGCTAAATTAAATATAGATGGTGTAGATGTTTACACTGATGACTTTGATGAAGATCAAGGTAAAATTTTTCAAGAGGTACAACAGGTAGCTAATGAAATAGCTAGGCTAGAGTTCTTGACACATTGCTTACAGCAGCGTCAAAGTTCCTTAGCACCCCTTCTTCTACCCAATGAAGAAAAGAAAGAAGAAATAAAAAAGGATACTAAAAAATAATGTATACTGTAATTTCACGTAACGAATGCATCTTCTGTGACAAGGCTAAGGAGTTGTTAAATGTAGATCGCATTGGTTACGTAGAGTACAATGTACAATCCCCAAGCAGCAAGTGGTTGTTGCATCTTTTAAAACAAGCAAACATAAAAACTGTACCTCAGATATTTGACAGTAATGGAAAACATATTGGTGGGTACACTGAACTCAAGGAGTATTTAAAATGATTATTGAAGTACCAGTTACAGAAGAAATGATTATTGAAGCAACAAAAAAAGCCAGAGAGATGGGCCAACTCAAAGGTTCAATGATGAACGGTGGGCGCAATCTTTCTGGCTTTCTGGGGGAACTGGCAGTGCATTCTCTGTTGGGTGGGGAGATCCACAACACATATGATTATGATATCCTTCTAAATGGTAAGAAGATAGATGTAAAGGCTAAGAGTACCAACTACAAACCTAAACCTGAGTATGCAGCTACGATCTTTAAGTACTCTGAGAAACAAGGTTGCGATTACTTTGTGTTTACAAACGTAAAGAAAGACTTGTCTAAGGTGTGGGTATGTGGTACATATGAACGTGACGGGTTCGTAAAGGATGGTGTACTAAAGCGTAAGGGTGAAAAGTTTTACGCAGGTACTAGAGAAATCGAATACCGTAGAGATAACTACGAAATGAAGATAGGTGATCTTAAGCCTATAGATGTATTAAAAGAAGCAGCGTAAGGAGAGTATGATGGGCAACAATAAAAACATGAGAAAGCAACGTGGTTTAGGTAAGCACGATGCACCATTGCGTGTCCAATACAATCAGGGGTCACAAGACTTCAGAGCAGGGCGTGTCACTAACCCATTTCACAAGGACACAATGCAGCACAGGGAATGGGAGAGAGGGTTTAGCAAATCCTATTTTGAAACATTGAAACGGCAGAAGGAATATGAATCTAAAAGAAGAAGCAAAGAAATTTCTACAGGAGAAGTACAGCATGTCTGACTTTAATTCGTATCAGCGCAACGCAAGTTCAACTGCCATCTACCCAGAGGAACATCGTATCCTCTACCCTGCGTTAGGGTTAGCTGGTGAGGCAGGTGAAGTAGCTAACAAAGTAAAGAAGCTTATACGTGATGGGCCTGATAAGCGGCCTGACACATGGCGAGAGGACATAGCCAGTGAGATTGGTGATGTACTCTGGTACTGTGCTGCACTAGCTACTGATCTGAACTTGTCATTAGGTATGATAGCAGGACAGAACGAAAAGAAACTAGGGCAACGAAAACAATCTGGAACTCTAGGCGGCAGTGGTGACACACGATAAACTAAAGGGGGCTTAATCGCCCCCTCTTTTATTTACTAAGTACGCCCTTGTAGATTCTTCCTAGCTCTATTAGAGCCTCCACTTCACTTGCGTCTGACATTTCAGGTGGCTCACCATTCTGGCGCATCCACTCACTCATAGCAAGCTTACGTGTATCCTTGTCAAGCTTACGAAACTTCTCGTGTGCTAGTAGCAGTGGGTCAGTTCTAGCTCCGCTAACTTCCTTAGCTAAATCTAAAAACTTATTCTTCTGCGCCTTGAGGTAAGGAACAATACGTTTGTTTACAAACTTATCTATACTTTCAGACTTTCTTACAGCCCTCATATCAGGATCTGTACTGTTTAAGTATTCCTTACGTAATGCTGTCTCATATGATTTTGACATGTCTACAAGAGCAGGAACTGCTTCTTGCATGTATGCATTCTCAATACGCTTACGAGATGGTATCTTAGATTTGCTACCCATTTCCCAGTCATTGAAACCTTTGTCCTTAAGGTACTCACCTGATGGGTTGTCCATTGAGTATTGTGTAATACCTGCGACAAGACCCAAACCCATAGACTTACGTTCTTTGTCAGGTTGAAATATATCTACACGCTCTTCTCTTTCAAATTCTTTCGATGGAGTAAATACATTGGTCAATCCAGCCTGTCTAAATGACCTAGAGGTTTCCTCCAAAGAAGCATCAAGATAACTTTCTGTAAGCGTGGCTCTATCGTCAGCCTGATCTGCATACCATGCAGGTCTATACCCTGTAGCTCTCTGTAACTCAGGTATCTGTGTAAGAGGTATAGCCCATGTACGTAAGTAATCTGCAACGCCCCTTGATACAAGCTTCTTAGCAGACTCACTAGACACTAAGTCTTTTTCACTCGCAATGATGTTACGTATTTCTTCGACGTAAATGTTTGCAACGCCTGTTCTTGCAGCAGTACCTAAGAAAGTTTCTTGTACATCTTTTACGTCGAACCAAGAACCAAATGTACCTTCACTTAATCTACGCGCACCTTCAGCTATCCACAGTGCTTGACGCATAGGGAAAAAGGAAGTAGCATCCCAGACTGTACCCTCTTCTGTTTGTATTTCTTTGTAGTCTGAGGGAGCGTCATCAGAATTTCTGTACTGTACCGCCGCCAATATACCTAAACCACCAGTTAAGTTACGTGCTATATTCTGCCTGTCTTTACGATCAAACTTATCGCCAAACTTTTTACCATCAATATTAAACGCACGTTTAATCATAGGGTTAAGTGCACCACCACCATACTGACCCATAAGTTCTAATGATTTAAACATAAATCGTGGGAAGGGAGTGGTAACTGCAGTAAGACCATTACGAGTTAAGAAGTTACTTATGTTATTAAACACAGGTATCTCAGGTGGGCTTGCATACGTAATGTCTAACGCCCTTCTTGTACTGTCTTCAATTAATTCTTCAAAGGCAGGTGCACCTTTAGGTCTAACCTTACTACTGTTAGCAATAAGATCATCTATCTTACCTTCTTTAAGAAGCTCCATGAGATCTTTACCATAGTCGCGTTTTACTAGACGCTCTAGCTCACCAATAAACGCAGCCCTACGTATTGTAAATTCTTGTATTCTGTTTGGTGTATTGAGTAGTGTTACTGCATCTTCTACTTTAGATAAGCCCTTATCGATAAAGCCACCCTGACCCCTACCTGTAGCAGTCTGATACTCATTAACTAGATCAAACATATTAGTGTGCTGCTTCATAAACTCAGGGCGTTTAAGTACAAAGTCTGTAACTTCTTTAGACAGCACAGGATTTAAATACATTCTCTGCAGCATTCGAGTGCTACCAGCATAACTATCCCAGCTTGCTAGTGTTCTACCACCTGCACCCAATGCTTTAGCGCCAGCCTTTAGTAAACCTATATCACCTATTTTTTGAAACTGATCAGACATATTAATTAAGATGTTATCAAAAACATTTTCAAGTGTTTCTAGTGGAGTACGTATAGCCGCAGATCCAGCGTTACGAAACGCAGTCTTAACCATAGATACCATGCCACCACGACGAATGTTTTCAATTCGACGCCAACCTTTTACAAACCTGTTTTGTTTGTCAGCCTGTACTTTTTCTTTAGCCCTAGTTAAATCATCTAGTGATGCAGCCTTACGTATCTGTGATAACTTATTAAGTATTTTACCAGCTTCTGATCCACCAGAAACAACCATGTGCACGTAATCATCAAACGACAGGCCGTACTTAGACAGAACATCAGCCAACTCTTGACTGTCTGCAAAGCCACTGTCTACATCTGTAGTAAGTCTAAACAGACCTTCAATAATTGTCTCATTTTTACGGAATGCTTTAGGGTTTTTCTTTTTAAACTCAGACGCTACTGCCACAATAGCATTAAACTTTTCTGGTTTAAGTAATGGGTTGACTAGTTCATCAGCTTCATCTGTTAAACCAGTTAGTGCTTTTTCTTCTGTTACCTTATACTTACGTTCAGCGGTAACTCTATCAGACACAAAGTCAGCAGCACGAATGTCCTGCATAGCCTTTACATCTTCTGCAACCTCAAGGCCATGTGCTTTAGCTGCATTAAAGTCTAGTGTCTTTTTACCGTTAACTGTCTTTGAAACTACAACAGCCTTACCTGTAGCCTCAGATATACTAGCTTCGTATTCGTCAATAAGCTGATCTGCAATGTCAGAGTTTTCGTCAGCTACCTTTTTAGCTTCTGCTTGTTTAGCAGCCGTAACAGAAGCAGAGTTTTTCTCTATCTCTGCCATAGTACGAGCGCCTTTAGTTTTGTTCTTAAGACCTTTCAGTATGGGTGCTGCTAGTTGTTTTGTTCCTGTGATAGTAAATGCAAGTTCTGCTGCACTAATACCAAGGTTAACAGCCATAACCCCGTACTCACCATCTTCATAAGCCTGTCTTGCATTAGCTACATTCTCAGGGATGTCAGCAATACCCATAGCAGCGGCTAAAAAAGGTGACCACTCAGCGCCTTCGATTATATATGTAATAGTTAAGGGTGAATAACCTTGATCCACTAGAGTAGTAGCTAACTCACTACGTATAGGATTATCACTCTTTATCATTTCATCTACCATGTATGCACGATCTTCACGCTCTATCATGTAGTCACGTAAAACTTCTTCACGTGTAGGTTTTCTTACGTCATCCCCTAATTGTATATTAGTAATGTCTTCTACTTCTACTTTGTAGTATCTATCATCTTTTAATACACGCTCACGCTCCCAGTTAGCAACGGCTGTAGCGTAAATATTATCTATGTTTTCTTCCGCAAAGTCAAAGTCTTTATTCATCAAAGCGTCAACACGAGGGTCTAATCCCTCTGGCTCTTCTGTTACTTCCTGTTGCTGTTGCGCTTTTTCATATATACTTTTATCAGGAGCCTTATACAAGGGAGCCTGTATGGTAGCCTCACCGTCTTCCGTTTCCTCCTCGTCAACTGTAGATATCACAGGTGCAAAACTATCCTCTACAATAGTAGATTCCACAACAGGACTTGGCTCAAAAAGATCATCATCCCTTTGTTCCTCTGCACCATCAAAGGATGGTAGCTTAGGTGCAAACATGTCTTCCATTAACCTGAATGACCCCACAGTAAATTACCAAAAGTAGTTTTTACTGCGCTATACACTAGTCCATTATGAACGTACTGTATGACAGTATTAGCATCGAAGCTTTGTTTTTCTTCAAGTACATCTTTGACACTACGAGGTGTACCATCAGATTTGGTAGAAGGTTTAAATTCATTATTACCATTAACCATTAATTGAGTAGCTAAAACTTGATCTTCTGCACTACCTGCATTTAATTCTGCAACTGCTGTGTTGTAATTAGTCTGTACTCTATTAACTAAAGTTGCTTTGTATTTAGTATATTCTTTAAGCACCTCATTGATAGCAGTTTTAGCGCCTGCATCATCCTTCCAAGGCTCTGCTCGCCTGCGAGCATCTAATGCTAGATAAGAATCTAGGTATAACGCTGCAACATCCCCTTCATTACCAGTCTGAAAAGATTTAATTAAACCTTCAGGAGTTAGTTCTACAAACTCTTTGCCTCTAAACTTACTCTTAACAGCATTATTAACAATACTATCTAACGATTGCTTACTAAAATAATCACCGCCTAAATCGTTTTTCTTTTTAAACTCTAGGTATTTTTCGTGTGTATTAGTATACATACTTTCAAGAGCTTCCTTTTCATCTGCATCCTTAGCTTGTGACATAGCAAAGTCTAGCTCAACAAGTCTTGCTTCAAATGTTTTAGCCTTAGTCGTAAGGGTCTTAGGTAAAGGTTTAAACTTTTCTGCAAAAGGAATAGCTTTTCCTTGACTAACTGCTGGTCCAGCCGTAGCCTCAGTACGTAGAGATGTAGCAACAGGGGAAACTTTTGAACGTTCTAGCTCATAGTCTCGAACTTCATACATGGTTCTAGGGTCTAAGTCTTGAGCACTGTATGCTTCAGCTTTATTTAAAGCAAACGTCGCACCTGCCTTACCTGATTTAAGTATGTTAGTGGTCTGTTCTGGGCTGTAATATAAAGCTAACTGTCCTGTTAGTAACTCTAACTCACGTTCCTGTGTACGCCTAGCTGCTTCATCTGCCCTTGCTGAAGCACGTGCCTCTTTATCTATCATGCGCTGCTCAAGGCGCTCTTCTTCACGTATACGTGCAGCTTCTTTATTGCTCTCTTGTATGCGTGCTGATACGGCCTGTGAAAAGCCACCTATGAATGCACCTGCATTAAACGCCATTGTTATCTCCTAGCCATTAAACCTTTTACGCTGTCTACTACATCTTCAGCAACAGCCTCTACGTTTTCTTCTTCACCCTGCTCTACCTCATCATCTTCCTTCATGTTTTTTCTAGCACGTTTTACTGCCAGAGCAATCTTGGAATCTGGAAACTTATCAGGATCAATGTCGGGATCACGCAATCCCATGTCGTATTTAACACCATTCTTATCACCTACAAAAGCAAGCATTTCTAGTATGACGGGTTGGATAAGTATACCAACATCTAATGTGTGCAGCCCCTGCATTACACCGCCTAGTTGAATTGAATTAGACAGAGCAGCAAGAGGCGTACCTAACTCCATAACATCAAGCAGTTCCTCTTGGAACTTAGGTTCAAGTAAACGAGATGAGTAAAACTCTAACGCTTCATCTATTGTATCATACTTAGCTGGTTGCTGCCAAGGCATACTGCCCATCTCAGCTACCATTCCCTGTCCACCTACAGGTGCATCAAAGCTTGGACCTTTATCCATCTGCTAGAGCCTTTCTTGCCATGTTAATTTCACGTACATACTCAACAACCATTTCACTAGGTTCTTTAGTAGCCTCAGTTTCTTCTGGCTTCATTGTTCTACGTAGCAGACCACCCTTATCTGATGTAGTTCCCGTAGCTACTTTCTTAGCCTGTGCCTTTCGTAGTACATTTAAATACGCTGTTCTATGATTGTTCATACAGTTTCTCCTTAATTAAAACCACCCACCGACAATAGAATCTGCATCTGCAGTTATAATACTTCCTACAAGATTTCCTGCGGCAGACCACCAACCAGCATTAGCGGAGTCATCAGCACGATCCTTGTATCCTTTTTGACGCATCTCTTCCATAGTCATATTGGCTACTCTATCTTTTTCACTTTCAGAAGCGTCAAACGCCCACTTCATTGTATCGTTATAAAAACTAAACATATTATTATAGGCAGTGTTAGATATGTCTAAAGCATTCTTTGCATTTAATTCATTGACCCTGTTTACAGTAGCATTGTCTACAGTAGCAATCTGCCTACGCCAGTTAGCATTAAATTGATCTACTACCAATCTGTTGTTGGCATTAAATTGCTCACGTTGGTTCTGTACATTAGCGTTAAACTGAGACATAGCATTCTTCTGACCTGAATTGTACTGTGCAATAGCATTAGCTTGAGAAGAATTAAATTGATTGACCTGTGTACTTAAGTTATCATAGAACTGGTTAGTTTGATTTTCTGATGTAGCGTTAAAAGCATTAGCAGCGTTCTCAGCGGCAGCATCAGTAAACATACTCTGTACCCTAGACTGTGCTTGGAACATATTAGCAGCCTGTTGATTAGACAAGTTAGTCATATCCATTGTCATAAAGTTCTGTGCGTTCTGAACTGCAGCTTGCTGACGGTTGCTAAGATTAGCCATATCTAAGTTAGATAATGCAGCAGCTTCTGCCATTACCATAGCTTGCTTGTTATTTAAATTAGCTAAGTTCATAGTGTTAGCAATACGACTATTTTCTAGTGCAATAGTTTGCTCTGCAGTAAAGTTCATGTTAGCTACGTCAGATACTTTACTTGCATTCATAACACGCGACTGAAAAGCTTGATCGAACTCTTGCCCTATGAATGTCGCCCTTTGCTGCGCTGCTAACATAGCACGTTGCTGACGGTTAGACAAGTTCTGAGCTTCAAATTGTGCGAAGGTAGATGCATCAGCCTGTGCAATAGGCAGCGCACTTTCCATCGCAGCTTGCACCATAGCCTGACCTGCCATACTAGATGCAGATATACCACGAGAAGCCATCTTAGACATAACACCACGTAGTGCACCCGCCGCCCATGCAGGGGGATTGTTGGCATCAAAGTCTTTAGTTAACTCACCTAGCTGTCCTTGTACAGTAGCTTTCTCAGAAGGTGTAGCTGTTGCAGCCTGTACTTCTTCTGTAAACTTAGCAGCTTTTTGTGCATTAGCTGCACCAGATATAAGCTCACCGTCTTGTATCTCACGTTGTACAGGGTTCTCCATAAGAATAGCTTCACCCTGTTCAGCTTCTAATTCAGATACGGAACTTTCTGTTTGTTGTTCAGCAGTTACTTTAGCATCCTCTGATACTTCACCTTTAACTACGTCAACCTTTGCGGCCTCATCAACTTCACCTTCAGTTTTTACAGCAGTTACAGTAGCGGCATCTCTAGGATCTACAGTGCCTACCTTATCTACGGTATCTACAGTAGACACTGTTCCAGTTTCTGCTTCCCCTATTTGACCTGTACCTGTACCTACAACTTGATTCGTATCTGTATCTACTTTTACAGGGTCTACAACTGTACTCGTTGGCATTGAGCCTGTAGGATCTTGTAATCTTTCAATAGTAACCTCTGCAGCAGACTTACCTTTGCCTTCTGTGGGTGGGTTTGTACCCGCTTCATCATCATCACCAGCGGCATCCCCCCCTTCGTTATACTTTTTAACCATACCACCTTTAGCCATAGCCATAGCTGCCTGTCGGTACGAGTCCATTTTTTGCATGGCACTAGGATTACCCTGTAAGTATTGGTCAAAGTTATTCATATCTCCTGTGTAGCCAAGAGAACCTGCAATACGATTCATCGCATCTGGTTTAAATCCTTTAAACTGCATCATTGTGTTACTTCCTTATTATCCATTTACTACTTCGTTTAATCCCCATGTCAAAGCGCCTAAGCCTATTATAAATATTAGTACACCTGCTGTCAATGATAAACCCCAAAATAATTTATCTCTAGCTGCAGCCTGTTGCTCTAAAGCTTCTTTATGACGTTGCCTAGCAGCAGCTTGCTCCTTGACAACTAGATCCCACATTCCTGGTGGTCCATATAACTGACACGCTGAACGTAATTCATCCATACATTCTTTATGTTTCATCTTAGCTTGCGCTATAGCAAAGCCTTCTTCTTCAGATGATGATAGTCTACCTAATGGGCCTTTATGTCTACCCTTTTCAGCCAGTTGTATTTCAGAGTCAAGTTTAGCTAGTTTACCAAAGTGAGGTAGTAGATCAGCTACATCCCCACCAGCTTTAACTGCAGAACTAACAGCACCTGCTATCTTAGTTACTGCGCCAGCAAGTGCTAGTACTTCAATCATTTATCTTCCCACTTGCATCCATAATGCAGTAGTTATAAATGTAAGTACTGCTACAGTTCCTAGTTGTACTAGTGTCTTCCACACACTTCTTTTAGTATCACGCCATGAGTCTAACAAACTACGCAACTCTTTAATATCACTAGCTGCGTCCGTATCAGATAACCCTAAGTCACACAGAGCCTGTTTAGCACCCTTTTTAGCAGCCCTATCTAACATAGCTTCTAGTTTTTCTGGTGTTAAAGTATCCATTATGTATTTAACTCATAATAAGTTACGAATACAGCGCCGCTAGACCCTGCACCAGTAGTACCTGAACCATTTTCTGAGGCAGAACCACCGCCCCCCGCCCCTAAATAACCATTCCCAGCGCCACCAGCAGAACCACTAGAGTGCTGTACAGCAAAACCACCTTGGAATGTATTTGATACATCGCTGCCCCATTCAGAAGGCTTTGTGGGAGCGGCTGTTCGATTACCAGCGGCATATCCTGACCCGCTTGCGGTAGAACCATTTACACCACCAGAGCCTAAATCTGGACTACCACCACCTGTAGCCCCAGAATGGTCACTACCTAAAGATAAACCAGGACCATTCCCACCAGTATAGTTTGATTCTCCCCCAGATCCAGAGCCACCCAATGATGCAGGACAAGTACCCCAAGCACCAATAGTTGTTGAACTAGAGCTTTCACCTACAGGTAAAGACGCGGTTATAGTAGCATCTATAGCACCCTGCCTACCACCAAAACCTCTTGAGCCACCTGTAGCAGAGATAGTTGCGCCAGAACCTGTGGGGTTAAACGAGGTAGGTCCACCGTTTCTTCCTGATAAAACTGTTCCACTACCACCGCTGTAAACAACTCCCCCACCCCCTGCGCCAATACTAATGCTTGCACCATTAATTGTAAGCGAGCCAGAGGCGCTACCTGTTAGAGCTATAGAGCCGCCTGCCCCGCTACCCAATGTGAGATCAACCTCTACAAAATTATTAACTGAATCAGCGTCTGTAACAGTTTGACTTGTGTTGTTAAGAGTCGTAACATCAACGCCCAGAGATGTAAACGCAGATGGTTGAGATGTTAGGTTAGTAATAGCAACTATGTCACCCGTAATAATATCACTAGGTGCTACTAAAAATCTAACTTTTGCGGCGGTTGAACCGCTGGTTAAAACTATTTGTACCTGTGTGAAACTTGAAGTAACGGATGTAATATCATCTGGTACAGAATATCTGCGAAAAGCTGTGCCCCCCGCAGCCCCGCCTGACGCAACCTTTTCACGACCTGAATCAGTAGAGTGACCACCGCCAGAACCACCACCACCTAAAACATATACATTATATTGCACACAACCTGATTGTGCTGGCGACCAAAAAGTACCACTAGATTTTGTTTCTGTAGTACCTTTCTTTTTAAGTATTCTATTTTTACTACGATAATTAGAGAAAGAAGTAGTGGCACCAGAAGCAGGTAAACTACTAGGTACAGGATTAGAACCTCCATTAAGATCTGCGTTAAGGGATACAGCACCAGACTGACCATAGTAGTCACGCAACTCACTCATAGATATTGAGCCAGAAGCATGACCAAAGTTATCTAATGAGGTGATAGTCATTATAATGTACCAAACGCAGTTACGTCACCCTTAACAACTAAATTCCCGCTAGTATCTATCCTAGCTAGTGAGGTTCCGTTGTACTGGATCACTAAACGATTGCTACCGTCTACTTCAAAAGTCCAATCTTGAGCGCCCCCTGTAAGTACAACTTCCCCGTCTGAAATTAGATTACTACCTGCCGTGACATTAGTACCTGCCGTAATAAAACCACCCGCAACCATAGATTGAGCTGCTACAATATCACCTGTAGCATAAATATCATTATCCGTAGGTGCTGTAGTATCTCCAACACGCAAACCATTTATAACATTTACGCCATTTCCAGTAATACGCATCTCTTCGTTAATAACACCCGCATAAAATTTAAGAGTGTTAGATGTAGCAAAATCAATCTTTGCGTTAGCTTGGCTGTCATCAGCAAACGATATAACTCCGTCACTAGAGTCAATAAAGACAGTGCCGCCAATATCTAAGTTAATATCTCCAGAAGTAGTTATGTTACCTGTTAGCGCCCCTGCTGATGTAGCGGTAGAAGCATTACCAGTAACAGCCCCTGTAAGATTCCCTTCAAATGTACCTGCTACAAATGTCTCACTGCCTACAGTCCACTTATCATCTGTCTCATTCCATACAAGGGTTTTGTTTGTTTCAGTACCGCGTTCAATCTCAATACCGCCGTTTTGTGATGGAGTACCTGTCTCATTGGAGTTTAATAAGATCTGATTATCAGCTAAGTTAATAGTCTCAGTGTTTACTGTAGTAGTGGTGCCTGATACAGTTAAGTTTCCCCCAACAATAACATTACCTGATGTAGTAAGGCTACCTACTGTAACTGCACTAGGTAAGCCAATTTGAATCTGGTTATTACTTACTGCAGTCTCAACTTCATTAGCTGTACCAACAAAGTTTAAAGTGTCTGTGGCTAGAGCCACACTATCGTCATCACCGCTATCAGCACCTACAGTTAATGCAGTAGTAATAGAAGCAGTGCTTACACCCGTAACTAAACCCTTACCATTTACAGTAACAACAGGAATAGCAGTAGAGCTACCAAACGAGCCTACATTAGAGTTTACTGTATCCAAAGTTGTTGTAAGGATAATGTTACCTGTACCATCAAAGTTAGTAGCACTAGCATCTACATCCCCATCAATAGTAATACTTCTTGCAGTAGCCAATGCAGTTGCAGTATCTGCATTACCTGTTACATCACCTGTAATGTCACCTGTAATCTGACCAGTTACACCTAAAGTACCACCTACTGTAGCATTATTTGTAACTGCAGCACTGGCTAATGTGGATGCACCCGTAACCCCTAATGTACCACCTACTGTAGTGTTTCCTGTAATAGCCGCCGTACTAGACAGGGTTGCTGCCCCTGTCACACCTAGTGTGCCACCTACTGTAGCGTTACCCGACAGTGTAGAGTTAGCTGTCACAGTAAGTGCATCTGTTACTACAGTGCCATCAAAAAAACTATCTTTAAATTTTGCACTATTAGAACCTAAGTCTAGCGTGTTTGTAGTCTTAGGTAAAACAGTACCAGATGAAACAATAAGATCTTGGCTTGGCCCTACTTTTGTGATAGGGGCACCTTCACCTGCAGTACCATCATGTTTATGTCCAGTAGAAGCATTGAACCCAGATTCAATCGCATTGTATTCTGCGTCAAAATCATCAGCGTCAATAACATTACCATTAGCAATATTGTTTGCGGTGTCTTGTCTTGTATAACCTGCCATGTTGTTTCCTTATTGTCTATCTTCTTGGCTGTATTCTAATAGCGCAGTGTCTAATGTAAAAGTAGGATTAGTAGAAAAATCTTCTAGTCTTATTGCCACAGTCTTACCAGAACCAATAATATTAGTATTGTAAACTTTGTCTAACTCACCGCCAAATTTAGCAGAATTAAATACAGAAGAGGATGCACCAAAGAAAAACACCTCGCTACCAGTACTAGATATTTGTTGCGTAGAAGGCTGAACTACTTTTGTATCTGTAGATGATGCAAAATCGTATTTAATATTTAAATCTATAGCCATGTTTGCAGTAGGCTCTGCGTATAAAGTCATTTTATAAAATGTTTTACGTACTTGTGGATCTGATATAGGCATAAAGGGCGACTCGTAGATAGCCTCTATAGATGCACCATTAAAGTTAGAACCTGTTTCCATAATATAAATATAACCATCACTATTAGCAAACGCTAATGTTTCTAATGTAGATGTATATCTGCTATCTGCAATAAATGCTTTTATACCTTTAGTAGTAGACCACGCTAATCCACCTGCACCTTGAGATATAAATTTAGTTGCTATTAAACCTTTAGCAGCTTCTGGTTGCTCAGATTCAATATATGAAAATATTCTATATTGAGCTTTTTCTTTTAGTACAATAGAACAATAATTAGGAGACTGAGCTAGAAATTTAGTTGCGTCTTTTACTATAGAATCAGATGCAATATCCAAACCAAAGTCACCAATACGATCTGTCGCACTTAATAGTCTTATACCATCAGGGGCAAGATACATAATATCACCGCCAACTTCCTGAATAGTATCACCGTTAATACAACCAATACGGTCTGTAATAGGAGCTACCTGAAAGTCTGCGGAACTACTTCCAGTAAGTCTTTTAAATGTATCAGTAGTAAATATAATAAGTTGTTCACGAAAAACTGCTAACCCTGTAATATCGTTTGCTACATTTATACTTCCCGCACCATTAGCTACATTAAAATCATGTGTAGTAAAAGGAGCAGTAAAATATAAATTATTTCCTTTGGCATAAAAGGCAGTGTTTTTAAAGATAGCTACGTCTGAAGCACCTTGTGGATCATTTGTCCCAATGTCGTAAGGATCTCCGCTACTATCATTTTTAAAAAAGTCAAAAGAATTTCCTGATGTATTGTATATAGCAGGAAAATTTTTACTGTCTACAAATACAACTCTATCATCACCATCTAAATTATACAAAATACTTTTGGTTTTACCACCATTGGTAAGTGCGCTTTCACCTAGACTAGTCCATGTAGTACCAGTACCATAGTAGTATTGAGTTTTATTGCTACTATTTTTACGTGCAGTTACAATACGACCTGAACTAATAACTTTTAGTGAAAGTATAGGTCCACTGCCTGTAACTTGTTGGGTACTATACTTTGAATACCCACGTAGTTTAGAGTAGCCACCTTCTTTATTTACCTCAAAGTTTTGTAATAATGTAGCAGATCCTATAGCATTAGTACCCTGCTGTAGTGCAGTAAGATTAGAGATAAGACCACCTCTAAACTCAATAGGGAATGTTTGCCATTGCGTTGCCATTAAAAGTGTACTCTCAAATCACGTACATACTCTGTACGATTTATATTTATACTACGTAAGTGCTTAATACCTTGTGTAAATTTTTGCATAGCTAATTGTGCCGCTTGCATATCGCTTCTAAATTGATATACGTAGTACATTGCACCATCTACTATAACATAACGATATTGTTCAGGAAGATTAGGTACATCAGAATGTAAATCAAGATCAAATCCTGTTGTATAATATTCATAGACTAACTCATACTCTTTGTCAGGAGTAGGTACTACTAAAAGTTCTCTACTAGGTGCACGTACTATATAACGTGGTGTTCCTGTACTACTAGAGTTATACTCAGTATCTACGTACTTGTCAAGGTACTCTTCGTAACTAAGTACTTTAAGTTTAATAGTATTTGTTGCTAGTGTATCGTCACGTTTAATTCTAAAACTATTTAAGTTAATTGTTTTTGCGTCATAAGGATAGCTATAGCGTGTTTCACCTGCAAGCAATACTTCCGTTTCTTCTACATGATTCCAAGGCCACTCATATTCTTCTTGTTGTATATGACGAATAGAAGAGTTTACTGCGTCTTTAGCAAAACTATAAAAACCTGTAGTAGCAGAAAAGTTAGCAGAAGTTAATTCGACTTCATTAAGCCTACGATTTATATCATTAACTATCCCAAGATAATCGTATGCCATATTACTTCTCCTTCACCCGCAAAAACACAGAACGTTCATATACTAGTGCACCTACAGTAGTTATCTTACACGTAATCTTATATCTTTTATTATTAGTACCTAAGCTTAGTCTAATAGTAGCTATAGTTAATGTATTTGTAGCTTGTACAAACTGTAGTCCGTCTACAACTTGTGTAGGGCTTACTTCTGTTTTAACATTACTTGCGTCATCTATAAACCAATCAACACCAGAAATAGTATCTGTACCTAAAAAACGTGACCAATCAATATTGTAGTCAAGTAATTCGTCTTTATCTTTATCAGGCCATTTGTATGACATTGTTCATCCTTTAAGCTGCTATGTAAACAGTATTGTTAGTTGAGCTACGTCCTATGTAAACAGAACGTTCTTCTACTTGCACATGTACTACATTACTGGTAGTTAAACTAGGAGAATTAGCAGAGCGTAATTCCGTACCATGAGGTTTTTGTCTAAGTATATACAGTACACGAGATTTAGAATACTGTTCTGCATATGGACCATAATCAAATATTACTGCAGTAGGTGTACCTATGTTAGTAAAGGAAGATAGTAAAGTTGCCTCTAATGTTGTAGTGGCTTCACCCTTTACTTCTTCAAAAGCAGTAACTAAACCCGTAAATGTTGCAGATGGTATTGTTATATTTGCCTTAGCTTTTACATCAGCAAAATTATTTATAGTAATATTGTTGGGTATAGAAGCTACAGTTAAATTAGCTTTAGCATCAAAACTAAGTGTATCTGTTACGGATGTAGCACTTACACCATTTGAAATTATATTTGCTGCACCTTTAACTATGATGTCTTCAGCAGATATATTAGAAGTAACGTTACTTAAAGTATTATTAGCTTCAGCCTTTACGTCAGCAAAATCATTTACTGCTGTAGTAACTAGCGCACTTGTTATACTTAAATTAGCTTGAGCATCAAAGTCAATATCTAAAGAAAATGTAGCTGTAATACTAGGTACTGTAAAGTTAGCTAATCCAAAGCTAATTAGTTGACCTGAAGTAAAAGCAGCAGACGTTGAAGTTAATGTACGGTTAGCTTCTGCACTCACATCTGCAAAATCGTTTACGCTGAATATAGAAGCAGTACTAGGTATTATAAAATTAGCTAGTCCAGTACCTACAAGTTGACCTGAAGTAAAAGCAGCAGTAGCTGGGTTTAATGTAAAGTTAGCCTTACCTAAAACAGAAGTAAAATCATTTACTGTTGTAGTAGACTCAGTACCTGTTAAACTAGAAGTAGCTTTAGCATCAAAATCAATATTTAAAGAAAGTGTGGCTGCAGTAGAGTCTGCTGTTACATTTGCAATACCTTCAAATAAAAGATTACTAGCAGTTATTGTTGCTAAAGTAGTAGATAAATAACCTAATGCTGCAGAACTAACAGTAGCCTGAGATATAGGCGCTTCTGATATGGCAGAAAAGCCTAGCATATTACTCTATAACTACATTAGGAATTGGCTGAATAGCTGTTAGTTCATCAGGGGTTGAGGCGGCATCAATGCTTGCTAAAGCAGGAGCATCCCGCAACGCTTTCTTGTCAGCTACAATCTGAGTTGTGCTTGCGCTTGTTTCTTGCGCTTTCATAAACGCAGTGTCCAAAGCAGCCAACGGTTCAACTCTAGCTCTGCGTATTTTATCACGCCAGATGTCTTTAGCCTTTGCCATGTTTACAGAAATTACCCCTGTGTCTGCATTAGCTTCCCACCCATCACGAAACGTGCGCTCCGCTGGGAGTCCGTAGTCTGCGGCGTTATATTCTGTAGCGCCTATTTTAATAAAAGTTTGTGTCACGCCACCATCTCCCAAGCATTTCTAAACTGTCTATTGCTAGGCACTTCTTCTGTACGCACAATCTTAAACATTGGGCGGTTATGTTCTTCTGCCCAGCACTTGCGGGGCAAATCTTTCATACACAAATATTCCATAGCTTCCTCTTCCGTAAGAGGCCCAATGCGAGGAGCAGTCCATTGCAAAGCGTGTTTCTCAGGATCATGTTTAAATTCGCTATGGCGACCCTCTTTTATTGCTTTGGCTTCATCGTCTTGAAGCTGCCAGTAAACCCAGATAGGGGGCAAGTTTCCAGCTATAGCTTCATCAAGCCATTGTTGCGCTGGAACCAAAACTTTAGTCGGCTCATCAGGGGAATCAGGGTCATCAAACACGACACGATATTTTGTATACTTACTCATGCCAGATCCCCTGCTATTAATAGCCCTGTGAGACCATCTGCAGCATTCTCAGGCCAACAGCCTACGGCACACGCTCCTGTTGTTCGTGCATAGTCTATGTTTCCACCAGTATATTCACCAGATAACCATCGCCCGTAAGTAGAACCCCCATAAGAAGAAACACCACAAGCGTAATAATTTGCGTCACTCATATTGCTTGATAAATTATACTGATAGTTCCCTGTTCCCAGATCAGTTAGCGATGAACAGCCATCACTTTTGTCAAAGGTAGGCGTCCCACCTGTACCGTCAGCAACAGCAGCAACTGGATTAACATCACTTGTAAGCGCAACGGTGCCGCTTGCGTCTGGCAGAGTAATTGTTCGCGCCGCTGTAGGGTTGGTTTTGGTTAAAGTGGTACTTGCGGCGGTAAATCCCACTTTTAACTGAAGAGCGCCATTATTTGCGACCGCAAAGTTTCCAACGCCAGAAACAAAGTCTACATCGATAAAATGGGCTAATGATGAAGTAAATATGCTTGAATCGTTTACTTCATAAACCCCATAATTTGAAGAGTTGATCCAGACTACCAGTGTGTCTCCGTCAACTATTGACGCTAGTGTTGAAGCTACATTATTCGAACTGCTATCGCTTACGCTACACACTAATGTTGCCGCCCCCGACCAGTTTGCGTTTTGATTTAATCGATAGTACCAAATGCCTCCTGATCTAATGTATAACCCTCCAGATGTTGCACCATTCGCGTTTACAGTGCTTTGTGCTGGATTAATGTAATTTATTGAAGTTGTTGCGTTTGTTACATCTATATTCGTCCCAGCCAGTTTTAACGTGTCAATATTTTCTATTTGCCTACTGTCATTTATGACTGTTGTGCCGCTTACTTTAATAGCCATCTTCGTGCCCTTTCACTATTAGCTAAATATATCTTATGCCCAAGGCATGTCTGGCTCTGCTACAGTTTTCTCGTCGATCTGTTTCTGTATCTGCTCATTAACATGTTTCTCGTATCCACCAACAACTACAGCTTTAATCCACTCTAAAACAGCATCCTCTTTAAGATCCGCAAAAGCTACAAACGAGTCTGCTGGTGTCTCTGCTGCCGTGAAGGGCGTTGCACCAGAAAAGCTACCAGTATTTCCATCAGCATCTGTACCAGTTTTTTTCCAGTAGGTTTGTACGACAGCATTTTCTAATGTATCACCAAGAATATTAGTTTGGTTTTGTGTTTTAAGGGAAGTAATTTCCCAAGTGTATGTCATGCTCATTTTAATTCTCCAATTTTGTTAAGCGTGATTTTAGTATTGCAATTTCTTCAGACTGCTCTTTGACAGCCTCAACAAGCAGAGCGATAGTTGCTTGATAATCTAAAAGCTTTTTGCTTTCGTCTCCTTTTACGGCTTCTGGAAGTACATCCTCTACCTCTTGTGCAATTAAGCCAGCTTTGCGATCATCGTGATCTTTAAGCATGTAGGTGTAGCCGCTAATCGTTTTTAACTTATCAACAGCGTTTTCTATTTTTTGCAGATCAGACTTAAAACGAATATCAGAAGTTGAATTTAACGTAGTGACGTTGATCTGGTTAAATACAGATGTAACTGCGAGATCTGCGTAGTAAGCTGTGTTGTTGCGGTCATAGTAAACAGGAAACTGTGCGCCCATTTCTGAGTAAACCCTAGAACCAGCACTACTCCACCAACCTAAATATATATTTTGTGATCCTTTTGCATCTAAAAATAGGTCACCACTTGAGTTTGTTCTGATGCGGGAATAACTAGTATTAGCACCTTCACCCTCGTCACCTATGCGGATGTAGTTGCTGCCATCACCAACAAGCAGACGTGAGATGCGGCTATCACTATTAGGGTTTACGTAGTAACTTGTATTATTACTATCGTAGAAGATAGGTGCCCGCATTTGATTAATCGCAATTGCATAACCATCTGAAACTCTAAACTGTTCCGACCAACTGCCACTTGAATTATTGTAGTAAAAACGAAGGCCGTTAGATTGGTCACTATCAATGGCTCCGTATGGAGTGTTGCCGTTCCCCCACCAAACTGATGCGCCAACACCGCCCCCGTCAAAATAACAAGCTCTACCACTTTGACCGCCTACAGTAACTGCGCCTAGCACATTTGAAAATTGTGTCCCATTTGGTGTGTCATCAATAGTACCCCCCACATACAAGCGATATAACCTAGTGCTCTCTGCTGGATTAACGTAGTAAGCTGTGTTGTTAATATCATAATAATTTCCTGCATAAAGAGTGTTACTGACCCTTACATTGGTATCTCCTTCACCTACAGAAAATAGTCTAGTACCTACGTCTTCACTATCAAAGATACGCACACCACCATACTGTGCTTGCGCACCCATGCGAATACCAGTGTGCCAACGTAAATCTAGCTTGGTGTAGTTGCCACCATAGTTCTCTAGATTAGTGCCTAAAAAATAGTTATTTGGATCGTTGCCGCCGCCAAACAGCAAACGTGTACTACTGACTGATGAATAAGCATTGTTAGTAAAGTTGCCTCCAATAACGACCGTAGAAGCAGTTGTTAGTGAGTAGATGTTAGATGTAGCAGCAGGGTTTGCATAGTAACCAGTGTTATCACTGTCGTAGAAGATAGGCGATCTGGTTTGATTTAGAATTGTTGTATAATTAAAACCTTCTCCAACTTGTAGATTATTTCCATCAGTCGAACCCTCTATTGTTCTATAACCGTGGAACCATATACGACTGTTAGAACCAGTAAATTTAAGGCCGTGAGTATTTGAAGATCCACCGTTGTTAATTGCAATAGTACCATTAACATTTAAGGCTGTACCCGTACTTGCTGGATTAACGTAGTAACCTGTGTTGTCGGTATCGTAGAAGACAGGTGCACGAAGAGAAGATGCTGCAAATCCATCACCAGCTTGTGTGAATTGGAATTTATCACCAATACCATTGAAGTGTATAATAAATGCACCAGTGCTATTATAACTATCGTGCACGATCCAAGGGTAGTTACCGCCTACAGCTGAGTATCTAAAACTTGCTAGGTATCTGTTGTTATGGTGTACTTGTAATCCATAAGTCGTGTTTGAAGTGTGGGTTGTTTGATTACCAACAAGTAAAGCGTTAACTTTAGAGTAACCAGCGGGGCTTGTGAAATAAGCAGTGTTTCCACTATCGTAGAAGATAGGGGCACGAGCATCTGAAGTTGCTGTTAGTATACCGTTAGAAGTGACTGCCCCAAAGTTATGGGCAGACCAGTTAGTGCTAGTACCCGCTCTCCAATACCAAGTTGACGGGGTATGGTTGCTTGTTCCATTATTGCAGGTACGATAATTAATACTCATTGCCGTAGACTGTGAGCCAATCATCAACTCACCGCCATAACCTTGCAATTCAAGAGTATTATATGCGTGATTGCGGCCTACACGACCACCTTGACTTGTTTCTGCTACAATCTCGTTAAAATCAATAGACCCCATAACAGAACGGCTTGCAGGATTAACGTAGTAAGCTGTATTGTCGCTGTCGTAGAAGATAGGGGCACGAACACTAGCTGTACCAAACCAGTTACCGCTAGTATCAGCATAAGCTGACCAAGACCCCCAGTTAGACTTTAAAAAGCCTTGCTGACCGTTTTGATGCCCATATAATTGCAAAGACCAAGTACCATTTGAACTATACCCAGATATACCAACATCGTTTCCAGCAGAGCCTTGCAGTTTAAGGTTTTGATCTCTTTCTTGTGATAAAATAGGGCCAGCAGTGTCTCCAAACTCTATGTTGGTAGCAATGACTTGATTGACAACAGATGTACTAGCAGGGTCAGTGTAGTAGGCTGTATCGTTGCTGTCGTAGAAGATGGGTCCACGAACACTAGAATTGTGGAATAACTGACCACTGCTTATACCTGACACAGTTGACCCAGCGCCCAAAACCCTAAAGCCATAACTAAAGCTTGAACCCATGCGAATATCTACGCCATATTCAGATGCACTAGAATTGTATTTATTTACTACTAAGCCCCAATCGTTATTGCTTGTGGCTGTAATGTAAACAGTAGCATCGTTAGTATTATTTCTTGTGCCGCCGTTTACGTTTAATTCCTGTATGTCAGTACTAGTGCCCGTAATATTGTTTACGTTAGTAATACTATTACTGTTTGCGTTGATCGTAGACCTTGCAGTAATAACCGCATTGGCTGTTCCAAGATACAAAGTATTGGCTGAGTGGTCACGCCAAATAAAGTTAGTTACACTGTCGCCATTATCCCTAACAACAAAGTCAGTATTATCAGCGCGTATATCCACAGTACTTTGGTTTGTACCATCACCACGAACAAAGCCACTTGCATGTACACCATCCAGCAAATCAGCATCTAGGCCAGAGCCTGATCCGTCAGAAGTACTTGTCCACACCTGCTGCCAAGGATACCAACTACCGTTATTCCAACCTGTCCTTATAGCTATTTTGTTTCCTGTATGTGGTGTATACAGTTGTGCAATACCGTTTCCGTTTGCCTCAAAAACATTTAATACGCCGTAAGTATAAATTCCAGATATTGCAGAAGATGGATTATTTGTTCCAGTAAATGTACTACCAGAACCAACTCCATACATTCCAGGTGCTGTCACATCCCAACTTGAAGAGCTTCCTATTTGGGTAGTACCTTTGTCATAAAAGATTGAAGACGCATGTATACCGTCAACAGTATCAGCATCACCGACACTCACACTAAGCGTAGCATTCGCAGACCCATCCCAAGAGACAGAACCAGAAGCGTCACCAGATAAGGTTAAAGTGCGTGCTGTTGTCCACGCATCAGCATTGGGGTGGTAACCATCGTGGAAGATAATGTTAGAAGCGCCTGCTTTAAGCGTACCATCACCGTAAACTCTAAAAAGATTGTTATTACCCCAATGCCCTAAAGAAACGTAATTGCTGTTAGAACCAGCACTAGACCAGTTAAACCCTAAATAACCACTATTTTTAGTAGAGCCTTCTTTACCAATAACTAAAATATTTGTTTGAGTTGAAGCTAGATTAGCAGCAAGGTTTTCCTGAGAATGGACAAAAGCAGATGAAGAACTAACATCAATAGCTAACGCGGGTGAGGCAGCTACACCTGTAGTAGCTACGGTTATTGCGCCCGTCATAGTCCCGCCAGCTAAAGGCAATTTAGTAGCGATTGAATTAGTGACAGTAGTGCTAAAGTTAGCATCATCCCCTAAAGCCGCTGCTAACTCGTTAAGGGTATCTAAAGTAGAGGGTGCTGAGTCAACAAGACTAGATACTTCTGAGTCTACATACTGCTTTGTAGCGGCTCCTAATGCGGCACTAGGGTTAGCATTAAGAACTAGATTACCTGTCATAGTGCCGCCAGAACGCATTAAAGCACCTGCAGCAGTTACATTAGCTGTATCTGTTACATCTGCACTAGCTTCAACACCGTCTAGCTTAGTTCCATCTGCAGCTATATCTCTACCGTCTACAGTACCTGTAACTGTGATATTAGCAAAAGCTGCATTCTCACCTGAAACAATAGCCTTGCTTGCAGGGTAAGTCATAAACACATCTTTAGTACCTGCAGAAAAGTTTACTGCAGATGTACCATTAGATCCCGCTAATACAGATGTACGTGAAAGTGTGTTACCTGTATTCCAAGTAGCTAGGCCTACTTCCCACTCATCAACACCAGAAGAGGTATGAACAATAGCATAAAAAGTCGTGTCTCCATTCGAAAGGAAAGATTGGAAGGTATCGAAAGTAGCAGCGGCACCGCCAAGACTTATGTTGCCAGTGCCTGTAGTAGTGCTAGTTTCTTTTACACGATCTTTTAAAGTAAATGCCATTTAGTGTAACCTTATATTATGCAATACGAATTACTGCATTTGAAGCATCTGCTGCTGGAAATACAACAGTAAAGTCACCTGATGTAGATGTTACCGTAGAACCAAAACTAAATACTGCAACAGCTTTATTTGATTGTGAGGAATTGTATATTAACGCCCCTGCCGCTGAAATAGTTAAGTTCGTAAATACTTCATCTGCAAAGTCAACAAAGGCTGTTGAACCTGATAGTGTAATAACTGCAGAGCCAAGTGCCTGACCCGCCGCTGTGTAGTTAGTTCCTGTAGCTTCATCAGAACCTAAGTCAGAGTAATTAGTAGTAGCTGCACCATACGAACCTGTAGGTGAAACTTTAATTAGAGCTATTTTTAAAGTATCTGTATCTAAATCGTGAACACCGCCAAGTAGCTCTTGCTTAAACGTGTTGCACATTGCTGTAGTAATTGCCATTTGAAGGTATCCTTTATATGCAAAGAAAGGTAGGCCACAGTTAAGCAGCCTACCTTTATAGGTGTATTATCAGGCGATATTATATTTCGCTGATACCAGAGCTTCTGGACGTAAAATTTTACGACCATAAAGATGCATACCACGTACAATATCTGCGAATGAGTCTGGGTCACGATAAGTCTCAGTTTTGTTGATCTGCTCTGCAGATGCAACGGCTGAGTCATGTCCAGCACAGATAACACCATAGTTAGCGTTCTGGTTTGCAGAACCTGAAGTTCCTGCACCAGTACCAACTGCTGGCAAGTTTGAAGTTACGTAAACGCGGAAGCCATGAAAGTTATTCAGAACCATACCGTTCTGTAACCCTGAACCACCAAAGTCTGCATTCAACAAACGTGAGTCTTCATCACGTAAGATTTCCATCATTACGGGATCAATGACCAACCAGCGACCTTGTGAGTCAACTTGCTGTTGATCCAACAAACGTGCCATACGCGATACAATCATCGCAGGAGACACAGTTGCTGTTGGCAATGCTGTAGCGCCAGAAAGACGTGCAGCTACTGGGATTGAATGATCGCCAGCAGAAGTTGTAGTGATGTTACCAAAGTCACCTTTTTTCAGCTTGTTAGCTGCGAGCAATTCGTCGCCACCAGCCGTTGAGTTAGCTTTAGTTCCATTGACAACGTTGTTTACAGTGTCAGCAGATTCACCTTCCAAGATGTTGCCAGTTGCACCAGCAGCAGGTGTTTGTTTATAACCTGCCATGTAACCTAGTACATCTTTGTCAAACTGGTCAGCCAAACGATAGGCTGCACGATCTGATGCAAGACTTTGGAAATTGACGTGGGAGTGCGCGTCCTCAATATCATCGACCTTGAAGGCAAAATAATTGGCTTTGTCGATATTAAGGCTAAAGTCGGAGTCAATTAAATTTTGTGCGGCAACAGTTGTACCACGCAGATAAGGCTTAACTTCTACTTCAGGTTCTTTAACGATTTTCACGCTATCGCCCATGTTGGCAATCTCGCCAAAATAGTCGTTGTTAGTAATTGCTTCACAGATAGCAGACTTGCGGAATGCAAGTTGTACCTGTTTGCTGTAGATTACTGGTGACCAAACCCCATTGGGAAGGTTACCATATCCACTCGCTGATCCAAATGCCATTGTTTATTCCTTTCGCATTATTGGTTCCAAGATACAAACTAAAACAATTTCAAGTTTAGAGGCTAATATAATGGGTGCATCAATTACAAGAATGGCCTTTCTTGTATATAATGGGCCAATAGTGACTAGGTAGTTCCGTAAGAGTATTGCTGTTTGTGAATAGTAAAGTTTAATTTAGTATAGAATAGGTTGCTATTTAATAGGGCTACCCTATACTAAAGGATTGTACATATAGTTATACCATAGTATTTCTATATGTCAATAGCTTAACGAGCATTTCCTGATATATCATAGATAAATTTTCCAGTACGGATAGATTCCATAATATCATCAGCGTATTTCTCGTATTCTTGCGAAGACATTTTATTTACCTGAGATTCTTTTAGGTAGTTACTTGTCTCATCAGTTTCAGGGCGAGTACGTGTAGATTTAGTTTCTACTGATTTCGCCGCATCTTTGTTAGTAGTTTTACTTTTAGCTTTTGTAATGCCTCTATCACTTTTGTATAAGTCGATAGCACGAGAAGCTGAACGAGCATCTTCAGTGTTTTCATACAGAGCATCCTGAACCCACTTAGGCTGCTCTTCAGCCCACTCATGGAAATCATCGCTGTCACGTATGTCACCAAAGTCTGGGTGTATTCGCATAAGTTCTGCTTCAGCCTTTTCACGTGTGGCCTCATATCGCATTTCATCAATAGCTTTAACACGATCTTCTAAATCCTTTGATTGTTCTCTTGCTTTTTTAATTGCAATAGTTTCTACGATAGCTGCTACATCAGGGTATTCTGCTGCCCACTTGTCTAAGTCTTCATCGCTAGTAGGTAGTTTAATTCCTTGTGCTGCAGATTCGCTAAGTTGTTCTTCTAGTTTTTTAATTCGATCTTCGTAACCACGTTCTTTTTCTTGAGTATGCCTACGCAAATCACCATAACGTTTTTTAAAACTACGCTCTTCTGCTGTTTCAGGTACTTGCTCTTCTTTTTGAACTTCCTGTTCTTTTACAGACTCATCTTGTTCGTCCATTAATTTTTGTAGTTCTTCTTCTTCTATCTTTCGTTTATCTTCGTTTGAGTACTTGCGATTTGCAAATGCTACTTTTTTTGGCGTTTCCATTTCGCCAGCCATTACCGTATCGTTCATTTAATTACTTTCTTTTCTGGGGCCACCGTAGCCTAGTGTTGTTGTTAGGGGGATGAGTAGCCAGACAAATATAGCAGATTACTTACGTGCCGCTAAACCACGTTTCTTTTTAGGCATACCACCTTTTGCTAAACCTGATATACCGTATGCTTTATCTAACTCTGCACCACCTGTTTTTTGTGTAGGTGATAAGTTAGCTGTTTTTGTTTTAGCTTCTTTAGTTGCTTGTTTTGCAGCCTGTTTTGGAGTAGGTTTTGGTGGTGGTGGGGAGCTATCATTATCGTTACTACTACTGCCTTGACTTACAGGAGCAGATGTTGTTGTAGCTCCTGCACGACTTTGTGGTTTAGGTGAAGGTGGGGATGTAGAAGAAGAAGACTGTATTCCAGATTCTCTAGGAGTATTTCCATCTACTTCCATAGTTGTCCCAACTAAAGGAGCAGTAACCTGTGTACCTGTAATTGCATTTTTAACTACGTCAAGTACACTTTGAGCAGACTGTGCTTGTATGTCTGCAAGTTGTTGTTTAGCTTGATTACCTGCCACAGACGTTACTAAAGGCAACGTAGATCCACTACTTGATAGCATACCCGCACGAGAGAATTGATCTAGGGCAGAACCACCTACTGTTTGAGGAGCAGAAACAGGTATTGCTCGCGACGTAGATGTGTCTGCAATACCTAGTGCTGGTGAGGCACCATATAGTGTAGGTGTTACAGGGTCAATTTGAGATTGTACTGCAGGAGCAGGTCCTTGCGATCTATCAAACGAAGCTTCTTGATTTGTAAGAGCCGTAGTACCTGCAGTTGCTTGTCTATCAAAAGAAGCTTCTTGTTTCTTTTTAGCTATATAATCATACGCATCAATAAAATCGTTATCTGCAGTAGGAAGCATGTCTGAAGGTTTTAAGTTATATACAGTTTTTGATTCTTTAGTTGCATCTTCTTTATCTAAATCTGGATTGCCAGTTGTTGTTGTTGTAGTGTCTGCGGAAGAGACAGTAGCAGCCGCAGTCGTAGCTGTTTTAACTTGCTCATCATTAAGACCTAGCGCACCCTTTACCGTACCTATAATTTTACCAAGTATAGATGTGTTTTCTTTTTCACCTTTACCCATTAACTTATCTTTAGCAGCACGTAAGGCAGCTACCTGACCTACTACGTCAGTCTTTTTAGCCTGCTCAATTCTTTCATCGATTGTAGAAAGTATTTGCTTTTTATTAAACTTATTACCTGCGTACACTGCAGCGCCAATTAAGGGTCCACCTAATGCACTAGCAATACCTGCAACAATAGTAGGTGTAGAACCCGTAAACTTATCTAGTTCTTTAATATACATATCTAGTGGGGCGTCTTTCCAACTACCCGCTTCTACAAATGGATTCTTAGGTGTAGGTCCATCTGAGCTACTACCATCACCACCCTGACGTGGTGCTACAGGTTGGGGCACAACTACTTGACCTGTAAATAATACATAACCATCAGGTATGGTGTCAAGAGGTTTATCGCCTTGGAACCTAATATTTATTTTATTACCTGCTGCATTAACGTATACTTTAGTTTCAATAGGAACGTCTGCAGGAGATACAGGCCACTGAATACCCCCAATAGCAAAGTTATTTTCTTCACTATCATCTTCGCCTTCTACGATAATTAAGTCAGCCATACCAAAGGGTAAGTCATCAGGCATAGTAGCTTCATCAGAATTACCCATCTGACCCATAGCTTCCATTTCTTTTAAACCCATCTTAGCCATCTGACGCATTTGCATAAGTTTTTCAAGACCTAAATACCTAACTACATCTGCAGGAAATATAAACTCACCTTCGCTAATGTTAGCTGGAATATCATCACGAACTTCTTTACGTGTACTTCCAGATGGAACCTCGTTACCAGATACTTCATCTACCATACCTCCTTCATCTTTTAGTCCACCGTCTTCAAAGAAACTCATTTGATCTTTCATTTTAAAACCTCATCCTTTAATAGTTTTAATCTACGTAATTGATTTATTGCACCCTGCGCTCTATGCACAATAGTAATACTATCTGTTTGTTCCATTATTCTGTGTTGTTCAGTAATAAGATAGTCAAAATATTCCTCTAACGCATTAGCCTGTTGGGGGTTGCCCAGCGTTGGCTTGAGGCGGTTGAGCAGTTGGTCCTTGTTCATTTCCACTAAATCCTTGTTCTTGAGGTGTAGGTACTTGACCTGTTCCTATGTTACCACCCCCTGCTCCTGTAGGATCTAAAGGGTTGGCTCCCTGTTGTTGTTGCTCTTGGGCTGGGGCCGCAAAGCCTTTCATAAGCTCTGCTTGTATTGCTGCCTCATCCATATTGTTAGTTACTTTATCTGGATCTAGCTCCATTGATTTAGCTATTTCTCTGATAATATATTGGAACTTAGCATACGGTGCTAGTGAAGGATTAGATGCTACTTGTAAAAACTGCATTAAGCGTTGGCTACGTACTTCGTTAGCCATAAGGCTTTCTGTACCACGAGCCTTAACTTCTAAGTCTCCACGCAACTCAGGATCATAGCTAAACTGCATGTTAAAACTAAACAATCCCTCACCTAATGGGCGAAGTAAGTAATCATCAATGTTTTTAATTACTGTTTTTATACCGCCTTGTGCGGCACCCATAAGCATAGAAATGCCAGAAGCAGTACGACCCACACCACTGACCCCTGTTTGACCATGAGCGAAAGATGGAAATCCAGTTGACTCATCTGCTAATACCCTTGCTTTATCAAATAGCTGTAGGTTTTCCCCTGCAACATTGGGGAACTTAGTTCCAAATACTGCTTGTCCTGGGGCACCACCTTGGCGTCTAAACACTTTCCCAGGATATACTGATAAGTCTTGGCCTGGAACTAAGTTAGTTTCATCTACTTCAATCAATAGGTTACCAGATAATACAGCATTGTCAACTGCCATTCGCATAAAACCATTCATTAAAGTTTGCGTATCATCCATATTTTCCGCTAGACCTACACCAAAGAAACCGTATGGGTTTAGTTCATACGGAGAGGCGTGATACGGAATCTTAGCAGGTTTGAAAGGGTTAAGTACCATGCGAAGTAGTTTGCCATTACAGATCCAGACGTTTGCTTGTAATTCATCAAAGCCAGATAATTCACTAGGAATATCTACGCCTTGCTCTTCTAGTAGCTCTACGTCTACCATACCCCAATATTCTAATACTTCAAAACGATCAATACCATGTTCAGGTGCGAAGTCAGCTAAGTCATGTTCCCAATTTTTTCGTGTGTAATCTTCACCATAACCAATAGCTTCATCAATTAAAGAGGCTCTAAAGTAAGGACGTTTCTTAAGGGCACGTAGTTGTGTACGTGATAGTTTATGTCGTTCAATAACATACTGAGCTTCATCCATGTTATTTGCATCTGGATCTGGGTAAAAGTTCCATACAGATACATGAGATACCTGTGGTACTGTTTTAATCATAGGGGAGTACTCACCCTCTTCGTTCCAGTTAGCGTACTCTTTATCTACAGCAAATGGACCTTTCATAACACCAGTACCAAATAATGCCATTTCAAATACTGTACTGCGTAAATGTTTACCTGCACTCGACTCATCTAACTGGTCATGTATTTTCTTTTGCATTTTCTTAGCTGCAATCATAGCTGGGCTAAATGTAATTGCAGATGGCGTAAGTCCTGTAGTACCTTTTAAGTTATCTATCTCTGAAAGTTTATCTTTTAGTGGGCCAAGACTTTCCATAAGAGTTTTTTCTGTCGCACCCTTAACCCACTCTTTACCATCTCCCTTATAACCATAAGGAGACACAACTTCATCCTTTGTATCTTTACGTAGTTGTTCTGGTTCTTTAGGATCAAAGCTAACATCCGCTACAACACCGTCTGGTAGCTCTGTAGGATCTACGCTTAATGGAAATCTATTATTAGCAAATAGTACATCAATCATTTGTCCATAAGCAGCTAATGTTTTTGTTTTAGTTACTTTAATAAATACACGAGATTTTTCAGCTTCTGTAAATTGAACATCAGAACTATATAGTCCCCTATAGTTTCTGTAAGATTTAAGCCAACGTTGTTCGTCTTGCTCACGATAATCTTCAGAACGTTTATATCTTTCCATAATAAATGGAATTATTTTAGCTGCATCAGAATCTTCAACATCAGAGTTTTCTGTGTCTTCAAGGGCAATCGAATCGTCCTCAATAAAAATTTCATCAATATCTGACATATAGTTTCTTTCCTTAATATCCAAATGTTGCGTCTGCTACTTGCATTCCGCTTGCTATAGTAGGCCCACCAAATTCAAAGTTAGTAAATCGTGGTCGTGACATAATACCGTATCTTAAAGCATCATACAAGTGATCTTCTGAGGTTGTGTCAATATCTTCTGGGTTTCGTTTGTCGATGGGGAGGGCGGGAAGTTGTGCAATAAGATTGGTGCAATTATTAAAAAAAACCATACGAGGCTCTTCTGTGTATTCGTCAACCTGCAATCTCCTGTGCACCTCGTTTTTGCCAGCTACACGAGAACCTTTTGATCTATCTGATGGACGCCAGCGACATCCTTTCATAATCATTTGTTCAGCCAATGACGGGCCAGTATCACCACGCTTGTGCCATAAAGAACTATCCAAAACACCATATCTAATTGAGCCATCTTCAGCCTCTGCGTCTAATACCATATCAGCTAAATCTGTAGCTAATACTTTGCCTACATACAGTTCCCTGTATACTACTAACTGCTCACTAGGAGATACTGCAAACCAAATAACTCCTGACTTACTTCCGTATCCGTAGTCACATGCTCTAAACTTAACCCAGTTATGTGGTATAGCAAACGGCTCAACTACATGTATCTGTCTATTAAACTCAGTAAATGCTGCGCCCTCTTTAATATCCCAGTCACCTTCTAGTAACTGTCTACGTTGCTGTTCAGGCAGCGACAGAAGCATTGCTTCATAATCACCAGTCTCTGCTAAGTAAGGATTGTCGGAAAGACGGGCAGGTATAAACCTACGCTTGAATAAAGGTTTGCCAGCTTTTGAGTGTCCAGCAGGATAGCGTAATACTTCACTTGTTTCAATATCAGTTGCATCAAAAGATTCCCCAGAGGAGGCGGGGTCAATAAACATTTTCTTTACCCAATGATGCCCCCTACCTCCTGGGTTTGTAGTGGCTCTCATATATACTGGTAAATCATTTGCAGTAGATCTCAAGCGACTTCGCATGTAATTCCAAGCGAATGGAGTAGGCCATTGCGTTAATTCGTCAAAGCCTATCCAGCTAAACGCAAGACCTTGGTAGCGAAGTACGTCATCTTCTTTGTCTAAGTAAGACATCCATAGTCTAGCACCAGAAGGTGCAGTCCACTGCATCTTACGTTCTGACCACTTAATTCCAGGCCAGATCTTAGGGTACATCTCTTGTGACTTAAAGATAAGTTCCCTTAGTTCTTCTGTAGTATGTCGAAGAAGCAACCCTGAAAATGCTGGGTGACCCATAAAGCGTAAGGGGTCAGCCAACATAGCGTAGGACTTACCCCCACCTGCAGAGCCACCATACAAAACCTCACGTTCACCTGCAGCTAAGAAGTCTGTTTGTGGTCCAGCATTAGGCTTAAAGATTACGTTATGGTCTTCTTCTACCTGCTGGGTAAACTCTTCTAGTATATCAGGCTGCGGATTGGGATTCGCTTTGCGTTTTCGTGGTGGCTCCTGTGCGGCTATTTTCGATTTCTTCCGCTTTGGCGATTGCCTTTTTCGCATAGTCTGCCCATCTGCGTAAGCTGCCAGCTTTGTTTTTTCTTCTTCGTTCATTATCCAACCGTTTCTTGAGTCCTACGTGCGATATAGTTCTACCTGTATTTCTGGTCAACCAGTTCGCTACTTCACGATACGAATACTGTTTAAGATATTGTTTCGCTTCCTCAAGCATATCAAGCTCTAAACTAATTGGCAAGAGTATTCCGTCATCTTCTGGATTTAATTCATATCCAAATGGAACCGTTCTTGCTACTCGTGGAATAGGCGTCCACTCATTGTCTTCTTTAAGATCTGTTGGTTGGGGTAGTTTCCATTTACCTAATGGTTTAGTCATCTTCTTCCTGTGCTTGTTTAGCTGGCATTAGCATAACACCACCCTTAGCTTCTACCTGCATCTTTTCAGTTTTAACTAAACCAGTACGATCTAGTAGTTCTTTGGCTGCTGCCATCTTGTCACGAATACCTAACTCAGTAGGATCATACAGAGCACTAACCATAGCCATAGCAGCTTTAGGTACGTTACGTGCTAAGTAACTATGTGTAACATCTAGGATCTCTTCCTTAAGACTATTAGTAATCTCAGTGTTAGTAGTGTTAGGTGAGTATCCTGCCAGCTTCTTAGCCATAGTAACATCGCCACCTGCCTCGTCCATAAGGACTGCAAGAAACTTTTGCTGACGCTCTGTTAGTTCTCGTGCCATATTAGTCCTCTATCATACGGAGTGCTTGCTCCAATGTTTCTTTATTACGGCGTGTCCAACCGCGACCAAATGTCTCAAATGTTTTTAACGACTCATAAAATGATTGACGTTGTGTATATACATTTTCAATAATAGCTTTAGGTTCTTTATTCATAATAGCTTGTAGTGTACGTGGTCCTATAGCACCATCTGCAGTTGCTCCGACAGCACGTTGAATAGCTTTAGCTGGACGACCGCTACCAGAATTAACGGCCCAGTCAAAGGCACACCAGTCAACACCGCTAGGAAGATCATCACCTCGTACCCTATCCCAATAATTCTTCTTATAAATAGGAGCTACCTCAATAGAAGTAAGCTCGCGCATCTCTTCTTCTGTAGACTCTCTACCTATCCACTTATCGTAAACAGCTTTAGTAACGCCAAGGTTAGTCATACCCCCAGGATCTTTAGGATGATTTACAAATCCACCTTCGTGGTGAAGTAACATCGATAAACATTTGTTAAAGTTTTTATTCATATTATTTAGGCTTTCTTGGTGGGCGCATAGATCCTGCTACTGCAGGTTTTTTAATGGGACGTTTATTAGGAATCTTAGCCGCGTCTTTAGTTTTAGCTGCGTTAGCTTTAGCTACTTCTTTTTCAATACGAGCCTGTAACTGTGCACGTTTCTTAGCGTCAGTTTCAGCTTTGAGTTTTTTACGCATTTCAGCAATCTTAGCTGCACCTGTTAAACCCGCACCTACTGCGCCTACACCAAAGCCAATACGTTGAGCTTTACGTGAGGCACGTTGTCCTCTAGTAGCTTGCTCTACTTGACGTTGACCTGCTTTAGGTTTAGTAGTCATATCTTTAGCATGTTTAGCGCCTTGCTGCGCTAGTTTTTTACCGTACCTTTTAACTGCTGCTGCCATGCCTTTACTAGCAATAAACCTAGCTACGGCTGCTGCGCCTGCTACCACTAATGGTGCTACCATTATTTCTTTCCCCCAAAGAATTTACTTACGGAACGAATGCCTATACTGGCACTAACTATCCCACCTAATGAATACTGATACCACGATGGCATAGTTTCAAGTGCAGCAAAACCAGCTTGCACAATGTTATTACCCCAGTCTCCACAAAACGCTAAAATTAATGGTATAGAAAAAAGTAAAGTTATCCACTCATCTTTCCAGCTATTCTGTGTAGCTTGTATAGCAGCTAGATCCCAGTCAATCTCACCTGTAAGCTGTTTCTTTTTAATCTCAGCTTCAGTTAATTTGATTTGTGTTTTACTGTCGATTATACTTGTTGCTAGTCCAGCAACACTACTTAATACTTGACCAATCATTTTTCGTGACCTAACCAAACTGCAAAGGCACCAGTCATTGCACCAGTTACAGTTGCAGTAAGTGCAGTAGCTTGTGATGTCATATCAGTTGAAGATAACGCCATAAACCAAAACAAAACTTCTATATACATCCATGTCATTACTAACATCATTAGTCTTGGCATAATCTTCCAAGCTAACACTCGTTCCATTGCTATAGTCATAAATTATCCTCGTCTGTATTTAGCGGTCTTCTTTGCAATCTCTTTAGGTTGAGCCACAAACTGCTGACCTGCCTTAGTGCCTTGTCGTTTTGCTCTAGTAGTGGCTGCGTACTCACTAGAACTAAGAGCATTGATAGCCTTAGTAGGTAAATAGCGTTCACCAGTTTTAGCACTAGGCTTCCCGCTTTTAGTACGCCACTTTTCCTTAGTCCACTTGTTAAGACTTTTTTGACTTTTTGCTAGTGCCATGTACTTTCTGTACCTCAAAATTAGCAGTTAAGCTTGCACCTTTATGGGGTACAAACTTTCCTGTTTGCTTCATAAGTTTAAAGCCACCATTAGATTGTTTCATCCAGTGGTAGCCTTTAGGTGCTTCTACTTTCATTTATAACCCCCACCCGCTTTTTTGTATTCACTTGCGAGGAGTTGGGCTTTACGTGCAGACCATTGACCCGCCTTCCCGCCTTTGGTTCCCCGTTTAATCCGCTCAAACAAACGTTTACGCATAGCAGGCTTAGTATAATTTCCTGCCTCATTAACCTTGGATTTTGCTTTCTTCGCCGTAGATTTTGTTGTAGATTTCGCCACGAGAAATTCCCATATCATGCAGATGTTTATCTGACATATTTTGAAGAACCCAATAGTCTGCTCTTCGTTGTTGATGTGCTTGAATTTTATTAAGTACTTTTTTAAACATGTTCTATCTCCTGTATATGTTAAGGTAAGAATTACTTACCCTTATGGAGATAGTTATATCATACTTAGTTATAACATAGTACAGCTAAGTTTGCAACCCCGTTATGCATTATCCTACAGGCATAAAGGTTTCTGTTACTGTGAGTATTGTATCTATATGTCCTGCGCTAGTAGGAGTTATTCTAATCTGATCGCTAGGCTGTATTACTAAATCTATTTGACTGAAGCTTATAAAGTCACCTGATGTAAGAGACTTACCCTTTAAAAAGTGTGAAGTATAATTATCTGCTGCTACATACCACTCAACTTCAATTGTATTCGTGGCACCGCCACCATTAACTACGTGAATAAAAGTAATCTCAGCTACACAGTTTGCAGGACATGTGTATACTGTTTCTGCTGCTGTACCTGTATTGTGTCCATACACAGACTTAATACGTGCTGGCTTACCTTGATTCACAAAAGACATTAATGTATTTCCTACGCAATTATAAAGTCTACGATCTGACCATCAGGTTTACGTAGCTTATTAGGGTTTGGGTTATATGCATACATCTGATTAACCAGCTTAAGATCTTCTACTGGGGTATCAGGAGTTACTTTATTAGGTTCAGGTTTGTATTCTTCGTTATTTCTACTTGACCTATCCCTGTCTGCTTTTTCAAATACTATGTTATCATGTGTCTGAAAAGGGAAGCTAGGTAAAGGGAAGTGAGATATAAGAGTCATTACACCTTAGAGCCTACGTTTAGTTTAAAACATTTTGTACGGATGTATAGCCCCTGTTGTGCCAAAGCCTTAGCTGCATTAGCTACTTCCTCTTGACACAACTTTTCAGTTGCTATCAATCCACTGGTACGTATCATTACGTCACAGGATGTTGCTGCTGGGCTATAACAACCCAGCAACACTGCAAGCCACATTAACCCGCTGTCCACTTCTGTGTGCCACCTACAGATGCACCTGCATTCGCCATGCCACCTTTGCTGTACATGTTTTTCTTTTTAGCGTAGCCACCCTTATTCATATCTGCGAAGGGATTAGGTAGAGGTTTAACTTTCTTGTTGCCAGCTTTTGTATTAGCACCTTTAGTAGAAGACTTTTGTGCTTGAGCAGCATCTGCAGCATCAATCTTCCTTTCGATAGCATCAAATTCTTTTTGTGTAATATTACCTGCACGTAAATCTTTACCTGCCTGTATCATAGCATCTGCACGTTGCTTATCTGTAAATGAACGGTACGCAGCCATTGATAGTGGCTTGTCACCAGCTTTAGTTGTGATAGCTGAGATACGTCCTGATGCAGCACGTCCACGTTCTGTTCCTGTCTGCTTCTGTTTAAACTTAGGTAGTTTTGCCATTGGTATAGTTCCTTCTATTTACCATTTAACTTTATCAGCCCAGTAAGCTGCACTCAACTTACCACGCTTTATGTTCTTTGCATGACGTGCTTTAAAGCTCGCACGTTTCTTTTTCATTTTATCTGATTCACCTGACTTAGGCTTACCTGCAGTCTTAGCGCCTTGCTCACCAAAGCGAATAGTCTTAACTGTATCACCCTCTTTAGCTACAACTACGTGCGACTTCTTAGGGTGGTTAGGTGTACGCTTAGGTTTGTTAAAGCCAGATACACCTGCACGTTCTAATCTAGGGTCTTTAGGCATCTGTCCATCCTTCTTCACGCATAGCCCACTCTACATGTTCTAAAGTAAAAGGTCTACCGTAGTGAGCCTGTACAGCCTCTCTTACGTAGAATACATCACTGTGGGGGATATGTAAGTTCTCAAGGTTACCGTCTAATACGTGTTTATAAAACTCTTCAAGAACATTGTCTGTGTATAGTTTTACGGATTTCTTTGCCATTGTCAATACCTAAGTTAAGATAATATACAAACGCCTCCGCATAAAGCGGAGTACATTTAAGTGTTACACTGTACATGTTTATGTTATGTGTAATTTATTAAGAGATTATTTTTAAGAGTAACATTGTAAGGACATTCTAAATGATACATTGTACATGTATACACCTTAACTATTACTATTACATAGTTTTACACATATAATATGGTATGTCAAGTGTTAATATTGTCACTGTAACATTAAGTGATACACTGAAACATTACGTTATCTGTGTATGTCATCACGAATTGTTACAACAATGTAACCATTGTATATGTAAACCACCTTATGTGTATAGTGGTTAACAGTGTATTTTACTGATCTGTGTGTATATTCATGCATACTATCTACGCCACCCCCACTGGCCCCTGCGGCCCCTCGTGCTTCACCGCGCAATTGCGCCTATAATGCAAGGTCATGACGCATGGTGAGAGCAAACAGCATGTCACATTCCACCATCACATCGTAGATGTGTTTAAAAACAACCACTTACTTGTCTACGACAACTGTTATGGAATCAGTTGCCTGTCTTTAGACAGAATGGATAGGGGGATTTGCCACACTCTTAGTGTGTTGACAAGACGATGCTTATATTTCTACCCCATCCCCTCTGGGGCAATGCACATGATCCTACAAGCCACGTGCTGCTCTGCCAATGGTTCAAGTCAAGTCCGACGTTGGACCTATAACATCTTTGATGTTGCTAAAATGTCACAGCTAAGGTGGTGAAGCTGCGAGTTGAGGTCGCAAGTTTAGCGCATGAGTTTCAGAAAAATATTATCGAAGAGAATATTATTTCTTGCAACAGCGTGTAAAACGGCAGGCGCAGAGGATCACGAGGCAACTTTCCAACCTCCAAAACTTATACTATCTTCTTACATTTTTAATGATAGAACTATATCTCACTTCTTGTGAGAGATATAGGTTCTCTCATATAAAAATAGAAGATAGATAAAGGAAGCTCAAAATGGCAAATCTCGAAATTCAAAACATCTCAACTCTCGAAGATCAAGGCAAGGTTCTTTCAGAACAGTGGGCTAAAATCGAAGCTGCTGACAAGAAAAGATTCAAACTTTCAACCAAAGCTGAAGGCTTTGATACACAGCTTGGAAAGCTGATGGTCGAGCTAAAAGCTGAGGGTGGTGATCGTATCCCAAGCCAAAGGCTTCGTGATTGCCATCTTCACTTGATCGACAAACGGCGTCGGAGCGAAGCTCTCTGGTTTGTTGAGAACGAATCAGAATGCAGAGCATTCATTGAAACCTCAAAGAAAGGTTTTACTTCACTGTCTGCTTTGCAGAGAGCAATGAAGCAGAAAGATGCTACCTCTAAAGAGGTTGCTGAGACAACAGAAAACAGCGAAGCTGTAGCAGTCAGCGAAGCTGAAACACCCAGCGAAGCTGTTGTTAAGTCCGACGTTGGACCAGTCACAAAGCAGGTTGTCTTCGACAAGCTTATCAAGGTTTGCATGGCAAATAACATTGATCCTCTGGATCTTGCTGAGATGCTCATGGAATATGACAGCGTATCAGCCTCAGAAGAAAAGGCTGCGGCATGAGATACAAGCAACACACATCAACCAAGGCAGAGGTGCGCTCTCAGCGTACCAATGCCCTTCGTGCGCGTTTGGATGAAGCGAGACAGCTTAAGTCCAACGTTGGACCTAAACCTTTCACAAGTGTAGATGACCTGATGGAATCATCTAAGCCTAGAGGTACACTTGTGCCAATGATGGGCAAGATGGTGATTGATAGCGGTTGGAAAGATCCAGCTTGACAAACTCTATGTATAGTATAAGTTATTTATACTTGATATTTATTGAAAGTATAAATAACGTATACATATACTAGAAAGGAAGTAAAATGAATACGATTAAAGTCATCACAGATCAGTATGGTTTCTGGCATGTTTACCGTACTTGTAAAGTCACAGGTCAGCGCTCAATCTCATTCTTTGAGAATGTGGATGAAGCTAAAGCTGCCCTGCTTAAATGAGAAACTTAAGTCCAACGTTGGACCTAACTAAAGGAAAGTTAAAATGATAATTACTCGCACTTCACATCTCACTGGTAACACTAACGTAATGGAATTGCCCATTACACAATCACAATTAGACGCATGGGTTGACGGTGAGTTAATCCAAAACGTCATGCCTCACCTCTCTGTCGATGAGCGTGAGTTTATAATCTCAGGGGTTACACCCGCTGAATGGAACAGTATGTTTGGAGAGGAAGTATAATGCAAATCTTAGATAAGATTGACGCCCAGCAACAAGCTGCCCATGAAGCATGGCAAGTGATGCAAGATTTACGTGACATACATCGTGACTTGACACGTATCCACAGCTTCGCTGAACCTATTTCAAATGGCGATTGGCTGTCGCCCTCTATAAAAGAAAGCATGTCTAATATCGTCGAAGCCTGTGAAACATTGATTGGAGAATTAGTATAATGTATCAACGTGATGTAAATGAAATCAAAGCTTTCGTGAAATGGCGTGGCCCAGATGCCTTGGTAAACACTGGCCTGTTCGTACTGCTTACGATACAAGCTGGCCTGTCCACAGTACGTGGCAGCATGGTCAAGGTTGAACGTGACTTCTATCAAGCTGATTGCCTATGGGGTAAAAAAGCTGATGGCTACGAATACCTAAACGAGAACAAAGAGTTCTTGTACGGCAAGCTGTACCATATAGTGGACACCAAAGGTTACGACAGTGTGGAAGCGTGTGCTGATGTCATACAACTGTTCATGGCTGTACCTAACCTTGGCATGGTCAAAGCTGCCTTTCTAGCTCAATGCTTAGGCTTCAATGTGGCATGTATTGACAGCCACAATATCAAGCGCCTTGGCCTAAAGCCCAGCGCCGTATCGACACCGCCATCAGGTATGAAACCTGCGACAGTACGCCGCAAGGTAGAGGACTACGTTGAGCTTTGCCAAAAAGAAGGCGCTGAATATTGGTGGGATACTTGGTGCGATTATGTGGCTGGCAATCGTGCTAATCGTGCCTTAGATACTGGTGACGTTGTGTCTAGGTATCACGTAGAATGTGTAACATATGGATTTGAACATGGCTAAGAAAACTTCTGTAACATACCGTAACCCTGTGGCAAAGGCTATGTTACAGGAGCGCAAATCCCCACAGGTCGTGCCGCCTAAGAAAGGTGGCAAGGCTAAACGTAACCGCAAACAGGAGAATGAACATGCGATACGAAATGCAAAACTTCATCAAGATGACTAAGGTTAAGTCCAACGTTGGACCTAATCGAAGGCGGCAAGCGTGGAAGATTGACAGAAAGAAAGATCGTTCACGTAAACTAACTCTACGCAATAGCGTAACTAACTATCGTTCAAACAAAATATCTTAAGGAGATATACACATGACTAACTCAACAGCAACAGCACCCGTAGTAAAAACAGCACACCCAGAATTGTATGCAAACCATACATTCCACATGAGTAAGGCACGTAAGTACACTTACAATTACGCTGTAATTGACGAGGTTATCAATGAGCTTTGGGGTGAGATGACTATGGCTGAGATTGCCAAGGTACTCAATGAGTATCCAAACCGCATTGCCTATCGTGTCAAGGTACTCAAAGACCTTGGTATGATCGAAGGTAAGTATAACATGGAGCGTGGCAAGTTGATGCGTATGCGTAAGATCCTGATCACCTTCTTGGATGATGTGGATCAGCAGTTGAAAAAGACAGGTTAATATGATATACCTATTGTTCACACCCTTCGACTGAAAGGTAAGTCAGATGAGAGTTGAAGTATATTTCAATCTACACAAATACATATGGTCTGTTCGTTCGTGTAAGACGGGCAGGGTGATACTTCACACTGATGAAGTACACATAGACAATCCTACGTTTGTAGTACGTAAGGCAGGACGTGAGCGTGTACTGCGTGAAGGCAAGAAGAATGTCCATGCATTTGTGCGTGGTGACATGACAGTGTTTAACGATTTTGATCATATCAAAGTCGGCTTTGATCCAGACTATGTGGACTACACACTCGTGTCGTACAACCCATACAAACATGATACGTTTGTGGATGTATGTGACGTAAGACCTGTGCGTACAGCTAAACGTGCAGTACTAACAATACAACCTAGTACGGTGGTATATAATACCGTCAACAGACCATACCTATATGCAGAAGGAGCAAGACCATGAATTATATTATAATAAACAAAGAAGATGGCGAGCAAGGGTGGTCTAACAAAGACGGTTGGTGCTATGATGGGTACGATGTCTTTGCGGATTGTATAAAAGACGAAATCAATCTACCTATGGGTGGAGAGTGGGAAGAACACCCCTATGAGTATAATGATGTAATAAGAAAAGGAGTACAATATGACTAAGAAAAAAACACCAGAGAAACTAACATACCTACTTCAAGAGGACAAAGCACAAGAAATGCTTGAGTTGTACATTGCGTTAGACAGTATGTTAGATGAGGCATCAGAAACGTTTGACATAAACCTGTCCACATTACGTGACTTACGACATCAAACGTGGAGACTGAAAGAAACTTTTAGTTTTAAGCCACAGAAACATGATGAGTATGCAGATAGACCCGCACATTGGAAAGAATATGTGTTACCTAATGATGAACGTGCGTGGTACTACAATGCCAAGCATTAAATCTTATGAGATCCACCTACAGATTGATGGTGTTGATAGTATCATTGCATTAGATGATACCTATCCTGCTGTTAATTCTTGGTCGGATGCAGCTAACTTTGCAATCTTGATGGCGCGTCATGCCCATCAGGATGCAACCAACGTAGAGTTTATCGACTGCCAAGAGTATGAGGCAGAAGAATACAAAGACATAGAATATGTATATGAAACACCAATGAGGTTACAATGACAGACGCTAGAATAAAACTGACTAACACGATGCTTGATAAGAGTATCATTGACGCCAACAAAACTGTTCAAAGTTTTTTGCTAGAAGACTTTGGTATGGACTACACCGACAAGTTTTTTACAGAACAGTTTTATAACTCTGAGAAAGATAGATTTGAACGTAACAAGTTCACTATCACAGGCGAATACATTGATGGCACAGAGGCTGACATCACATTCTATCGCAGCGGCAAGCGAGGTGATAGACGCATTAGCATACAAAAGCTAAAGCAATATGCAGATGCAGGTAATGAAGTGCGCCTCATCTCAGACAGCGAGAGCGATGGCGATGGAACACGTATATTTATATCAGTCTACACATCAGGAGAAGAAGCCAGTGCCAACGGATGACCCCTGTGATGATTGGTCAGACACACCCTTACCCAAGAGGAATACTAAATGATTGAAGCAGCATTGATGTGCCTTGCACTGAACGTATACTTTGAGGCACGTAGTGATACCATGACAGGGCAGTATGCCGTAGCTCATGTGGTCATCAATCGTGTACAGCATGACAAATTCCCAGATGATGTATGCTCTGTGGTCAAGCAGTCACGTAGTGATGGCACCTGTCAGTTCAGTTGGTACTGTGATGGTAGATCCGACAGACCACGTGAGCCGTATGCATGGGCCTATGCCCAGATGGTAGCAGCAGATGTAATGCAGGGTGACGTGACGGACATCACATTAGGTGCCACGCACTACCATGCAAACTATGTACGGCCCTACTGGGCTGACAAACTAGAGTACACTGTGACTTATGGGTCACACCTGTTCTACAAATAGCTTATCGTTACTAGTACAGGGGTAGTATCCCCTACATAACTATGGCACAGTTGCCGCATACTAAACATAAGGAGATAATAGTATGGCTTTTGATATAATTAATGATGACATCATCCCTGAGTACATGGACTTTGATGTAGAGTTTGAACCTACCAAAGTAAAGGACAAGAAGTATGTCATCAATGCTACGTCAGGTGAATACCTTGGCGTGGTAGGTAGCACGTTTACCTGTGCATCACATGGTGACTTCTATCGTGGTGTCCTTGACACAGTGACAGATGAACTATCCTTTGATGAGGTGAAAGATGCCCAGATGAACTGGCGTACCGCACGTAATGGGGCATGGGCTATGCTCGACATCACCCTGCCTAACATGAAAACTGTTGTTGAAACAGACAAGCATACTACAGAGATTGGCAATCGTATTATATCATTACATGGTATTGATGGATCATGCAGCAACCAAGTTTACTTTGGTGCTATTGATTTCTACTGTACCAATGGCATGATACGTGGAGAGTATGACAAGGTGCGTAAGAAGAATACATCTAACTTTACTATGGAAAGTTTTATCTATGAACTGACACGTGCACGTAAGGACTTCTACGAAGAAGCCAGTAAGATGCAAGTGTGGGCACAGACTGACCTCAAGTATGTAGATGTAAGCTCACTGCTTGAGAGCATGATTAACTCTAAGCGTAAGGCTGAGAAGATGTACAGCCTGTACATGCATGAGGCTGGGCAACGTGGTCACAACAAGTGGGCATTGTATTCTGCCTTCACTAACTATGCATCATATGCTGATGAGCGTAATGGTTTCAACCTGCGTAACACTGGCAATGACACACAGGCTGTAAGCATGTGGTCACGTGAGCAAGAGGTATCTAAGTGGGTATCTGATGATCGTTTCATTCAGTTGGAGGCTGCATAATTGCCTAAACTTCCACGCTATGTACAAGAACGAGAATCACCCTCTGGGGTGATCTCATACCGCTTCAACCCACCTCAGATGTTAGTCGATGAGGGTCTGGTTAAACGTGAGGAGTATGGGAGTGACCTAAAGCAGGTGCGTCAGATTGTCCGTAAGCATAACAAGGCTATTGATGCGTGGCGTGAAGAACAACTTAAGGTTGGGCATATCAAGTCGAGCAGCAAGGTCACAGACCTTATTAACTTTTACTATAGGTCTAATGATTTCAATATGTTACGTGATACAACTAAGGTGGACTACAGGTACTTTCTTACCATACTGCACCAGACAATGGGTGGTCGTAAGTTTGAACACGTTACCGCTAAGGTTGCAAAGAGGGCATATGAAGAATGGGTCAAACGTGGTGTAAGTTTTGCTAATCATGCGGCAACCTGTGCAAGTAGGGTGTACAACTATGCGATACAGATGGAGCATACCACATATAATCCTTGGGCTAACATCAAGCGTAAGTCTCCACCTCAACGAAAGGTGGTATGGACACACGACAATGTGGTTAGATTTCTTGAGGTTGCTTACAGTGACTTTGAGTACAGGAGTGTGGGTCTGATTGTTCAGATGGCATACGAGTGGTGTCAGCGACTAGGTGACATGCGTATGTTACAATGGCATAGCCTAGATCTTGAAGGTAAGAGGCTTAACCTTGAGCAGAGCAAGCGTAGATCTGACGTGTCACTACCAGTATCAGATGATCTGTGTGAGATGTTGAAGGAGCAACGGGCTATGTATCAGACGCTTACTCATTTCGTAGTACCTCATCCTAGACCTATGGGTAGGGTGTACAAACCATATGCTATGGAACGACTATCCAAAGTGGGTAGAAGGGTCATGCGGTTAGCTGAACTACCAGAAGAGCTACGTCTTATGGACTTGCGTAGGACTGGTGTAACACAGATGGTTGAGGCAGGTGTATCATTGCCCCAAGTCATGGCGGTGACAGGACACAATCATGTGTCTTCTGTGAAACCATATGTGAAACATACTTACGTCAGTGCAAATAATGCATTGACACAACGAAACGAATCACTTATATAATCGAACTAAGTGAGCAACACAGAAAGATTATACAATGAATATTAACAGTATACTGAATGATATATCACTATCTAATGGTGAAACTAAACGTATGACATGTCCTAAATGTAATGGGCGTAATACGTTTACAATCACTAACAATATGGGATCAATTATTTGGAACTGTTACAAGGCTGGGTGTGGTACGTCAGGTGGTACACGTACTCAGCTATCTGCTGATGACATACGTAAGAGCTTAGGTTCTGTTGCAGAAGAGACACACGCTGTATCTTTTTCCAAGCCAGACTATTTGGTGCGGGATCACTTAAAGATACGTGACTTCTGTGACAAGTGGGATCTTGACCCCAAGGTATTGGGTCTTATGTATGATGTAAAAGAACATCGTGTAGTGTTCCCTGTTATACACGATGGAGTAATGGTCGATGCTACAGGCAGATCGTTGGGCATCCGTATTCCTAAGTGGAAACGCTATGGAAAAAACAGATTGCCCTACGCTCATGGATGTGGTAAAACGGCTGTAGTGGTTGAGGACTGCGTAAGTGCAGCGGCTATTGGTAGTGATGTATTTGTCGGGGTGGCAGTGTTGGGTACATCATTAACTGACGCACACAAGACGTACTTGTCGCAGTTCTCAACTATTATTATTGCGCTTGACCCTGACGCATTACCTAAGACACTGCAATTCGCAAGAGAGTTACGTGGCTACGTATCCACGATAAAAGTTTTACGTATCAATGACGATCTAAAGTATCGTGACCCCACAGACATACTAAGTCTGACAACACTAGGAGATAATGTATAATGGAACTATCACTCATCCGCAGTCTTATGGACAAGGAATTTTACGACGAGCATCGAGGTGCACGTTGTCCTGATCGCTTGTTCAGTAAAGATGTTCAGAAGATCAAGCAGTCTATCGACAAGGCTATGTCAACCTACGAGCGTAGCGTCACTCCTGCTGAAATCGAAGCCTTGTTCATGGCTAACAACCCTACACTTACTACAGCACAGAAACAGGCGTACTCTGCCTTGTTCTACAAGGTAGCCAAAGAAGTACCTATGGGCAGTGACATAGCACAAGAGGTGCTATCTAAGTTATTTCAACAGGTAATTGGTGAGGACATTGCCAATCTTGGCTTTGATTATGTCAACGGTAGCAAGTCTACGTTGGAGCCATTACGCCTTATGCTTGAGCAGTACGGCGATGACTTCACGCCTAACCTCAAGGTGGAGTGGGAAGACATTGACCTTGACACTATCCTTGCACTCAATGACCTTGAGACACGTTGGACGTTCAACATCCCAACCCTTACACGTAAGGTTGAGGGCATCAATGCTGGTCACTTGGTAGAGGTAGGGGCGCGCCCTAACACAGGTAAGACATCCTTCCATGCCTCACTTGTAGCTGGGCCTAATGGCTTCTGTGCACAGGGCGCACGTGTCGTTATCATGTGTAATGAAGAAGGCTATCATCGTGTAGTACACCGCTACATTACAGCATGTACTGGCATGGACAAGTATGAGGTAGCTAAGAACAGAGACAAGGCTCTAGCTATGTTCAACAAGATACGTCCACAGTTGATGTTCAAGGATGCAACAGGACGTGACATGAACTGGGTCGAGTCTGTGTGCAAGTCATACAAGCCTGACATAGTTATACTAGACATGGGTGACAAGTTTGCTCGCACTGCTGGCTTCTCACGTCCTGACGAAGCACTCAAAGCTAACGCTATTCATGCAAGGCAGATTGCCAAGCAGCAAGAGTGTGCCATGTTCTACATGTCTCAGCTATCTGCTGATGCAGAGGGTAAGGTTGTACTCAACCAAGCTATGATGGAAGGCTCACGTACAGGTAAGGCAGCGGAAGCTGACCTCATGCTGATGATCTCTAAGAACCCTACAGTTGAAGGGCAAGAGGAAGAAGATAACCAACGCCACATCAATGTGGTAAAGAACAAATTGTCAGGGTGGCATGGTATTGTGCACACTGATTTGGAATACAAGATAGGAAGGTACGTAGCATGAACAACTATTTGTATACAAGCATTGGGCTTGTGGTATTTTACATTGGCCTCAAGATGTTTAGCGGCGGTATGAAAAGCATGGGTAACATAGATCACTTGCAGTGGTTCTTGGGCAATCCTATCTACATGTTCTTTGGGGCAATCGTTATGACACTGGCATGGCAGAGTAGTAGTCTTAGCACTACAGCTATCATCGCCTTGGTTGCATCAGGTGTGCTACCCTTACCTTCTGCTGTGGCTGCTGTGCTTGGGGCTAACATAGGTACTACAGGTACGATCTGGTTGGCTGGTCTGTTAGTGTCTGACGGTATGCCAAGAGGAGACACCTTGCGTATTGCACTGATACACACTGGTGTTAATCTTTTGATGGCACTAAGTCTATTGCCATTCGTAAACCACATAGCTAAGTTTGTGGGGAGAGTAGGATGATAGGAGAAGCATTGACAGCACTTATGATACTGTTATTTCTTATCTGCGGTATAGTATATATAATAATTAGCGAGGTAAATAAATGATACAAACATTTTACGTAGACCACATGGGTACAGACTTATCTGTGGCTAATGCGGCAAGAGTAAGTTTTGGTAAGCGTAGCGAGATGGATACGAGTGACGTATGGGGGCCACCTAAGTTGAAAGACAAGGATGCCAAGCTCATACGTTACCTCGCCAAGCACAAGCACATCAGCCCCTTTGGGCACTGCTTTGCCAGCTTCCACGTTAAGGCACCTGTGTTTGTGGCACGTCAGCTAGTCAAGCATAAGTTCCTACGGTGGAATGAGATCAGCCGTAGGTATGTAGACCATGAGCCTGAGTTCTATCAGCCAACAGAGTGGCGTGGACGTAGTCTTGATAAGAAGCAAGGTAGTGCAGGTAAAGTAACGGTATCTGACAACGGCTTTAATGAAATTGCAATGACTGAGTATGAGTTCCTACTAGACGTAGGGGTATGCCCAGAGCAAGCACGTATGGTACTGCCACAGAGCATGGTCACTGAGTGGTACTGGTCAGGTAGCTTGGATGCATTTGCTGACATGTGCAACCTACGATGTAAGCCTGACACACAGTACGAGACACAGGTTGTAGCTGGGCACATTGACACAGAGATGACTAAGCTGTTCCCTGTATCATGGGAAGCATTAAGGGAGAATGAATGATGAGAGGTAATATTGACGGTGCAATCAAGGCGTCAGCTATTGTAGCTTTACTGATCGCTGCACCACCAGTACTGATAG